ATGCAGGCCCTGACGGAATCGAAGAGCAACTCTCAGGCGCTCATTACCATGAGTGCCGTGCTGGCCGTCTTCCTCGTCACGGCGGCCGTTCGCCTCGCCACAGGCGTGACGCTGCCGTTCGTCGGCGAGACGCTGGCCGCCATCGTCGGCTGCCAGGGAATCGTGACGGCGCGGAACGCCTACGTCGACGCGCCCCTCCGCCGCGCGACCATGACGGCGACCTACGGGCCGCCACCTACGCCCCCGCCGCTCATCACCCCAGCCTCGTAACGGTCCCGCTCGAGGGCCGGCGGCTTCGAGCCGCGCTGCCAGTGCGGGTGGTGCCGCATGCTGCAGAGCGGACAATCGTGCGTGTGGGTCCGGTAGAAGTCGCGCCACCAGAAGCGCTTGTGCTCGGGCGAACAGAACCGCTGGTCGAACCTCCGGGGCTGGAACGGTTGGTGGCAATGATCGCAGTCTCGAATCGGTGGAGGCATGTGGCGCGACCTCCCGCCCACGATAGCGCCTGAAGCGTCTGGACGCTACCCAGCGCCCCTCAAGGTTTGCCCTCCTCCATCCGATCCTCTCAGGTGAAAGGAGGGCGAACATCATGAACCGCCCTATCAACCCATCCTCGGAAACGCGAGCCGCCATTGGTCTTCAATGTATTTGCTGCGGCCACGTCGAGGCCCCCGCCGAGGACCTCTTCCGCTGCCGCGCCTGCGGTGGCCTGGACACCCGTCCGTTCCGCGCCCACGTTGTGGACGATCAGGATGAGGAAGAGACGCTGGACATTCGGCCGCGACCACGCTAGACTCCGGCAGAAGGAAGAAGCGAGGTACACAATGACCCAGCAACATTCTCCCGCCGCGCCATCGGCTCGGCCCCAGGCGTCTCTCGACAACGCCCCGCCAACAGGCCCGGCACCTCTGCCGCCACCCAAGCCCGCGACGGTCGTGGACCTCGTGGCGCACGTCGAGTCGCCCAAGGGGATCGCGATGGACCTGGCGATCCGGAACGTGCTGTGGGAGCAGCTCCCGGGCGTGACGGCGCGCGCCATCGCGTTCGAGGCGCAGCTCCTCAAGGACGGTTTCAAACCGATCGCCGCCCCCGTGATCAACGTGCCCGCCGCGGCCGGCGCCGCCTCCGCGACCTACAGCGGCCCGGAGATTACGGAGTGCGCAGACTGCGGCGGCGAAGTTTACGACAACCGCGCCAAGAAGGCGAGCGGCGAGATGAAGTCGACCGCGCCCTGGTTCGCCTGCAAGGACCAGGACTGCGGCTGGAAGAAGTGGCCAGAGCGGCCCGGCGGCAAGCGACGCCGGACATGAAGAAGCCCGCAGTCGGCAATGACCGCGAGGGCAAGCGTCGCGTCCTCTATGACGGCCACAACCGGCGAGCGGGCGTCTCGGCCGCCAACGACACGGCTCACTGGCGACGACTACGGCGAGCGGCCAAGCGGTGGCTGACGGCGCGTATGAAGGACTAGTAGTTAGGAAGGGAAGGAGCCCCATGGATAACGTCGTGTGCTACGGCCAAATCAAGGCCCTGACGCTGAACGACAACAGCGTCCGGGCAGGCATAGAGATCGAGCTCGAGCGCGGGCTAATCGACGACCTGATGGACCTCAAGCGGCGAGGGCAGTTCCGCCTCGTGCTGGAGCCGTTCCAGAAGCGCCTGGGCGAGGCGGCGATGGCGGAGATCCGGGCGTTCGCCGATCTCCACCCGTACGTCCGGATGGAGATCCCGGCTTCCGGCTGCGATCACCCGCCGGAGGCCCGCTGGATCACGGGCGGCGAGGCGGGCGAACTCGTTAACGCCTGCCGCGAGTGCGGCGAGGTCCTGGGCGGTCCGGTCGAACTTGTCCCCCATCCGGACGACGCCGGCATGACGACGCCGGCGGAAGACGAGGCGGCGGATCACGCGAAAGCCGACGAGGCCGAGGCGCAGTTCGACGCGCTGGCGGACTCGAGCCGGAACAACCGCCGCGCACCCGCGACGGCCAAAGACAAGCAGGAGCAGGACGAGGCGGCCGCGCGGCTGGCCCACACCTCCTCTCCCTAGACCGGCACGCCTTCCCCCTCCCTGCTCCACCTCCTTGGGGCGAGGGAAGGACGTCCCGGCCCGCGCCTCTCGACCTCGACCTCGGCGTAGCTGGCGAGGACCCGAGGGGCGCGGGACGGGACGGAGGACGAGCACCGACACACTCCGTCCCACGGGGCGGGCCGGCAGATCAGCGCCCTTTAACGCGGGGTTGGGGGGGCAAGGACGCCGGTCCGCCACACCCTTGCGACAGGGGAGGCGAATGCGCCACAATTGCGGTACGCTACGCCTGCGGCCACCAGGGGGACGAGCAGCCGCTCATAACACAGCGGCTGCACGGCTTCTTCCTTCAACTGACGCTCGCCCGCCTCCACGGTGGGCCGTCCCCCTGGAGCCTCTCTCCTAGATGCCACCTCGCCGCGCCGCCCTTCTGCGCCGCGCCGCCCGCCGCTCCCTCACGACCGAGGAAGCGCGCCAACTCCTGCAGTCCGTCGAAGAGGAGGAGGCGTTCCTTCAGCGCGTCCGAGCGTGGGCGCTTCTCAATGGCTGGTTGTGGTACCACACGCGCCGATCCGACGGCAGCGACGAAGGCTTCTATGACGTCGTGGCACTACACCGCGAGACGGGTCGCCTCCTCTTCTTCGAGCTCAAGACAGAAGAGGGGCAGCCCAGCCCCGAGCAGTACGAGTGGGGCGAGGCGCTCTGCCACGTCCTGGAGGTCCTGGATCTCACGCCGTACGTTCTGGACTACCGCCTGTGGCGGCCGTCCGACTGGCCCGAGATCGAGAGGACGTTCCGTTGGAACCGCTGAGTCTTCGGAGTTGTGGGTGGGGCTGGGATTTTCATGCTTTCCAGAAAGCGCGAAAGTCGCGCGCCCAATCCGCCAGTAGTAGTGGTAAGAAGGGGTGTGAATTCCGGGGATCTCGGGGGATAGGATTCTAGGCCAGTGTGAAGACCATGTGGATTGAGGGCCCGGAATTGTGGATAGTCTGCAGCGGAGGCGACAGGCGCACGGGCGCGGGATTGAAAGGCTGCGAAGATTTGGCGCGCGGTGACGCGAAAGTATTCACACTATTCACACTGGGCTTTGCGCCAAAGGACGTGTAAATGGCTCTCATCAGCTTCCGGAAACGGGTTCGTATCTACATAAGGGATGGGTGGGCCTGTCGCTATTGCCATAAAGTGATGGACTTGACCTCCGAGGAATTGACACTAGATCACGCTGATCCTCAAGGCGGCAACGATGATTCCAATCTGGTTACATCCTGCCGAAGTTGCAATTCGCGGAAGGGGCACCGCACCGCTGAAGCCTATGTGGCAGAGAAGGCGAACAACGCGATCCGGCTGGTGATTGCCGGGTCACCGGTGGTAATTGAGCCTGTCCGGCCCAGCCCCAAGGAGGTGATGCGAGCCGTCTCCGCACACTTGGGGGTTGCGCCACCAGCGATTTCTGGGCCGTCCCGCCTCCGTGCGCGAGTCTATGCGCGTCACGCCGTCATGTACCTCCTAAGGAACGACGTCGGCCTTACCTTCACCATGATTGCGCGGTTACTTGGCAAGGCCGACCACTCGACGGTCGTTTATGCCTGTCAGAAGTTCGAGGACGATCTCAAGACCAGGCCCGCTGTTTGTGCCGACATCGGCGCTATCCGCACGGCTCTCAGGATGCCGGCCTGACGGCCGGCGAGAAGGAGGAAGGATTGGCTACCCCGCCGAAGACGAAGCGACACCGTGGGACTGAGGCGCCCATGTGCAAGCTCTGCAAGACGCGCCATGGGTTCGGCGAGCCTCATGATGTTGGCGACTCCTCGCTCGTGGCGCCCCCGAAGGAGACCATTGGCTCCCTGGCGACAATCAGCGAGGCCATCCGGATGCTTGCAGGGATGGAGTCCTTAGAGGACATCCGGCACATTCGGGACATCGCCGACACGGCGCGGGCCTACGCTCGCGCCAAGCGCCTGGGCATGGGCGCTCAGAACCACGCCGGCAAGATCGCGGTGGAGGCCTGGATTCGCCAGGGCGAGGTTCTGGAGGAGATGGACCGCAAGCACCTGCGGGCCAAGCCGGGAGACGCCGGCGGGAAACCGCCGATTGATGGTTCCAAACGTGAACCATCAATGCCCACGCTCGTCGACCTGGACACGACGAAAGCCGAGGCGGCCAAGGCTCAGGCCCTGGCGGCTCAAGCGCCGGCCGTGCGCGCCTGGTATGCCGAGGCACCGCTTGTGACGCCGGCCTACGCGGCTCGTGTGGCCTTGAAAGCGAGATATCGCGCGGAGGCTGCCACGGCCCCGCCGCTTCCGGCAGGCACATTCGATGTGATCATGGCTGATCCGCCCTGGGAATACGCCAACAGCGGGGGCCTTCCGGGCCAGGCAGCGAACCACTACTCGACGATGACGAACGAAGAGATCGCGGCTTTGGCGCTGCCCACGGCGGAGAACGCGGTGCTCTTTCTCTGGGTAACGAACCCGCTGCTGGCCGAAGGCCTTGAGCTGGCCCGGCGCTGGGGCTTTGAGTACAAGACCAACATCGTCTGGATTAAGCGCAACCTGCAGCGCCCCGGTGTTGGGTTCTACGTTCGGGGGCGCCACGAGTTGCTGTTTATCTGCACCAAGGGTTCAATGGTGCCGGATCAGGAAGGGCGGTCACCCATCGGGTCGGTCGTCGAAGCCGATATCCGCAAGCACAGCGAGAAACCAGACGAGGTTTACGTCTTGATCGAGGCGTTGTATCCAGGAGGTCGATATCTTGAACTCTTCGCTCGCCGAAACCGACCGGGCTGGACGACGTGGGGAGCGAATAGCGCTCCGGTGCTGGCCGAAACTGCGGCTGTCGACGCGAGCGGGGAATGACGACCGCCTCGGCGTGGATGGCTGGCTCGAATCCTGGAGTGTTCAGATCAAATATGACCAGACCGCTTCGCCCCAGGGCAACGTCTATCACGAGCTTTACGAGAAGACACGCGGCCAAAACGATCAGCCCTGGCGCGCGTCAGCGCACGCCGCGGACGCTTATATCTTCACGTCCGAGTCGTTCGCCCTCTTGATCCCGGTCTGGCTACTCGCGGAGATGGAGATCGGCCTCAAGCTTTCCCAGATCAGGCCGACGTCTATCGGCCTGCTGATTCCCTTCGCGCGCTTTGTCGGCCGCGATGGCGTGGAGATCAAATATGCTCGGGCTTTCCCCGTGGGAACCGCGGCGATTGAGCAGGAGGGACGTGATGGCTGATGAGGAGCACCCGGACGAGCCCGAGCCCGAGCCCGAGTGGACGCCGCAGCCGCGGGCCGGTCCTCGCGCCGAAACCCCGCGCTGCGCCCGGTGCCGCACGGCCATGAGCATCATCCGGGTCTCGGACGTTTGTGGGCGCTGCCAGCTCGACGACCTTCGTGAGTCCCGCTACCTGCCGGGCACGCGGAAGCGGTGATGGCGGCCCGCGGGAGGAAGCCGAAGCCGCTGCCACCCTACGAGGTTCGGGAGCTCGCGGACGCAACGTGGCCCTGCATTGAGATCGGGCGCCCGGGCTTCTCCCCCATCGTCGTGTTGCCGCTCCCGGCCTTCGCTCCGGCCCGCGAGGACGTCCTGCCGGCGCGCCGCGAGCTGGCCCACCGGATCGTCGAGCTGCTTAACGATAAGGCCTGACGCTCAAGGGGCTGGTGAATTAACCTCGCCTTTGGCATAATTAACTCGTTATGAACACCACGCCCGTCCAGGAGAAGGTGCGGCCACAGTGCCGAGCCTGCGGCTCCTACGCGATCGTGCCGGTGAACCAGGGGCCGTTCGAGCCGCCGGGCCACGTCTGCGCGACCTGCGGCTTCGGCCGCCAGTTCCTGCGACCGCGCCCCCGGCCGTCTCGCCGTCGCCGCTAGAGTTTGTTGACACGTCGCGGACGGATCGCCTACAGTCTGGCCCATGCCCGCCGGCACGGCTCGCGGGCCACGCCCTTCGGAGCGGGGTCGGCGACCGACCACACGGACATGGGGCGCAATTGCCCTCGGGTTGTTGGTCAGCCTCTTCCTCGTCCTCTGGCTTTCGCAGGGCTTAGCCATTGATCCCGATCCTCGCCCTCCTGCTGATGTTTGGCCCGACGCTCCTGTGGCTGCTGATCTCAGTCTGGCGCTCCGGCTCTTCGAGGCAGGAGAAGATCCGGGCGGGCTTGAGGATGCGGGACGTCACGCCCCTCCTCGCGAGCCTCCGGCAGCCGACGATCCCGTCCCTGGACCTCCGGATGCCCCGCCGTCGGGAGGGCCGGAGCCGCCTCTCGTCGCGTTACTCCGAGAGACACGGCTAGGCCCACTCCAACCGGACGGCTCGCGCCAGGGCGTGGCGCCGCCCGGCTGCCCCCCCTCTCCCTATGATCCCATGCTGGTGGAACTGATCTGCCGCGCCTGGCCCGAGCAGATGGCGAAGGCCGTGGCGGTCGCGACGTGTGAGTCCGACCTTGGGCGCCACCCCGACACGTACCGCGTCGACAAACCGCACGGCGGGCCGTTCCAACTCGCGCGCGTCTGGGGCGCGGACGGCGACGGCTGGGAGCGGTACTTCTGGCAGAAGTACGGCTGGACCTGGGAACAGGTCGTGGCGGACGTCATCATCCACGTTGCGGCGGCGCGCGAGGTGTACGACCGGGCAGGATCGTGGTTGCCCTGGCCGTGGTGCGGCCTCGATTAAGGCTGGACATCCCGGTCGCTCCTACGCTAGACTCCGCTCGAAGGAAGAGGCGGATGTCCAAGAGCGAGCAAGCTACCTGCAGGAGCTGTGGTCGGGCCATCGAAGAGTGGCGGAATGTCCATGGTTACTCAGGCTATCAAGTCTCTTCGCATGGTCGGATTCGCGGGCCGCGCGCCGTCCTGAAACCGTGGCCACTCAAGGGTGGGTATCCGGCGGTTGCGCTTTATAGGGGTGGCCGAAGGACCTCAGTTCTTGTGCATGCTATCGTCGCGCGGGCTTTCTTGTCACCTCGCCCGAATGGTCTCCAGGTCAACCACGCTGATGGTGATAAGGATCACAATGCTGCTCACAATCTTGAATGGATGACGCCTTCCGCAAATCGCAAACACGCGTACGCGCTCGGCCTCCAGCGCCCCACCATCGTCTATGGCGTGGGTCACCCTAACGCGAAGCTTGATGAGGCTAAGGTCCGGGAGATTCGCCGGCGCGCAGCCGAAGGAGAGTCCACACGTCAGCTAGGCCGGGCATTTGGCATCAATTATGGCCTCGTCGGTTACGTCATTCGGAGGGAACGATGGGCCCATGTCGAATAGGAAGGAGGCTCGTTGCTCTGCCTGCCAGCGCGCTGTCATCTGGACCATCTCTCCGGCCGGCGCACGTCTCCCGCTGGATGCCCGGCCGATCATGGTCTACGCGATCGACTACACGGCCGACGGACCGCGGGCCGTGAGGGCGACGTCCGTCTACTCGGCCGAGGCGGCCGTCGAGCTGCTCGGCCCACTGTATATCAGCCACTTTCTCACGTGTCCGAGCGCTCGGGACTTTTCCGGCGGGAAGAAGAGGGCAGACTGATGGACCTTCAGCGCGTGAAGTCCAGCAACATCGAAGCCGTCGGGCACGAGGGCGAGATGCTCGTCGTGCGGTTCCGCGGCGGCGCGACGTACGAGTACGAGGCCGTTCCGGCGGCCGTGGCGGACGAACTCCTGCGCTCCAAGTCCGTCGGCTCGGCCTTCGACCGGCTCGTGCGGAAGGCGAGCTATAAGTACCGGAAGGTGCCGCCGGAAGAGGCGAAGGGTCACGCCATCATTGTGGAGCCGGAGCCGTCGTGATGGCGGCCGACGGGGAATGGCGCGGCGTGTTGGCCGCGCAGGACGTGGGCCTGAAGCGGCTACGCGACGCGCACACCGCCCTGGCGCTCCACCTCGAACAGCATGCCGCCGGTCTGGCGGACGGCTGCCATCCGGCCGGCGTCGGTCCCGGTTGCCACGAGCTCCGGGGCGCGATTCGCGAGGCAGTCGGGGCGCTGCGTGCCGTCGGTGAATTCGTCGCGGGAGGATGGTGATGGCGGCGGATCTGCAGGCGCTGCTCGAGTGCGCGGAGGCGAATCTGCGTCGCGACGGTCGCCTGGAGCCCATCGTCATAATCGAGGGCCGGGACACGACCGCCATCCTGGACATCGGGCCGTTTTGGGGGCCGACAGCACGCCAGCGCCGCGTCCTGCTCTACCGCCTCGGCATGCTGCTGGGCTTCGGGCTTGACGCCTCCCGCACGATTGCCGTTTTCGATGGGTATCACCGCGTCGATCCGGGCGACGTCATGCGGGCCCTGCCGGCGTCCGGCTCGCTGGAGGACGACCCCAACGCGCGGGACGCGATCTTCGTTGTGGAGATGAAGCCGGAGGGCGGTCGCGTCCTCGTGGAGCCGTACGACAAGATCGTCAATCTGGACGCCACGACCTTCGTGTTCGAGCCCGCCTTCGGTGGCGACGGCTTTAGCACCGGCACGTTCGGAGAGTTCTGGCGCGGACTGCGGGAGATCGAGGGCGTGATGCGGCTGGGGGCGGAGGCGCATGGCGAGACGCTCGAGCGGGCACGCGAGATCGTGGCGGGCCAGTTCCCCCGCTTCTTCCCCGGCGTGGTCCGGAGGATCTGATGGAGGACCTCAAGGCTTGGCTGGAGGCTGGCGAGGTGCTGTGCGAGGAGTGCGGCACCGGGATGGCGGAGATCCTTCACTATCCGGGCTGCCCGAAGGCGTCGGCCGCGCTGGCCGCGCAGGAGGCGGCCCTGGCGGAAGCCGGATGGGTCGCGTTGCCCAATGACGACATCTCTCGCGATCTGCAGGCCCAGGGCTTCATCGACTACCGCTGGTTCGCCTCCTCGCCTTTCGCCGTCCTGGCGCTGGCAAAGCGGGGGAGCCGCCGCGACGATTGGGGCGCCTACATCGCGGGTGTGCCCGCGGGCGCGGACCTGGACCACGCGATCCTCCTCGTCTGGGGCTCGGCGGCAAAGCTCTCGGAGCGCCAGGCGGCCGTCCTGTTTCCGAACGTCGTGGCGTTCGGGCTGATCTATCGGCAGTGAAACGTTCGCCTCCTCCGCGCCGTTCAGGTTAGCGGCGAGCTGCCGATACTACAGATGAGGAAGGCAAGAGGGATAAAGCCCCTCGCAAGGCCCAACGTCCTAACGGGAAACCTTGCAAGCCTTCCTCTACTCCAGGCGAAAGCGAGGCGCGGATGATCCGGGACGAAGCGGTAGAAGCGGCGATTGACGAGGGGCGCGCCTTCATCCTCGAAGCCGAGCTGGCGGCCAACGCCGCCGTGCAGGAGGACAAGGATCGGCAGCGCCTGACCGTCTGGCTGACGTTCGCGCGACACAACTTGCGGAAAGCCGAGCGGGCCCGGAAGGACGTGTGGCGCGCGAGCGCGCTCGAGGACGTCAAGACCTACACCGACAGCGTGAAGCATCTCGTCGCCTTGCGGGCGGCTCCGTGACGCACGTCTGCGACGCGCGCTGCTTCCTGCCGCCGGACGCGACGCCGGCGGAGCGGCGGGAGCACGAGACGTTCGCCGAGGCGTGGGATCGGGATGAAGCTGCGTGGCACGGGCGGGACAAGGACGAGCGAGCGCGGCGCCTAGCTGCCGCCTTGCCGCGCGTGCTGGCCCAGATGGCGGGCCGCCCGGGCTCGGCCTTCATCCAGGACGTCGAGGACCGGCCCTGGTGGCGGTCGTGAGCGAGCGGTTAGGCGATGGAGAACGGTTGGGGACTGGCGAGCGGGCAAGCTCTAGAGAACCGAAGGCCTGTGGCGAGCGGCCTGGAACTGGAGAACGGGAGAAGGCTGGCGAGCGGCAAGTCGATGAAGAATGGGCAGGCCATGGCGAGCGGAGAGCTGCTGGAGAACGGTGGGGACGTGGCGGGCGGTCAAGCAATGGAGAACGGACACTCAGTGGCGGGCGGCGGGCCTCTGGAGAATGGGTGTTGTATGGCGAGCGGAGAGCGGATCGGGAACCATAAGAAACTGGCGAGCGGCAAGCCGTCGGGGAACGGTTGACAACTGGCGAGCGGTACTCGGCTGGAGAACGGGGTAGAGCTGGCGAGTGGAGGCGGGATGAAGACAGGAACGAGAATGGCGAGCGGATCAGGAGTGGAGGCCGGCGAAAAGGTGGCGAGCGGTCCGTCGATGTAGAACGGTTGAGGGATGGCGAGCGCAAGACTTGACTTCGTGCTCGGCCTGAGTGAGTGATGTCGAAACGGAAGGAGGTGGCGAATGGCCATCACGGATCGGGACCTGTCGGAAGGGACGCGCCTCGTGGCGCGCTACAAGAAGCAGACGTTCGTCTGCACGGTTGAGAAGGAGGCGATCGGCGGGAAGCTGGCGTTTGTCCTGGAGGACGGGCGGCGCTTCAAGAGCCCGTCGGCGGCCGGGTCGGCCGTCATGGGGAACATCGCGTGCAACGGCTGGCGCTTCTGGTCGGTCGAGGGCGAGGCGCCTGCGGCCGGGCCCGGGGCGGAGGCGTGATGGTGGCGGAAGGCCGGAACTTTCGCCGAGCCGTCGAGCGGGCGGATGGCGAGGGCTTCGTTATCTGCGAATGCTCGGGCTGCGCTGCCCGCCATCACCAGCCCGAGGAGCGGCACGTCCCGGCCCTCTGGTGGCTGGAGCGCAAGGACGTGGCGGAGCAAGTCTGCGGCACGTGCGCCAACCTTCGGACGTCGTCCGCCGAGCGGAGCCGCGTGCTCACGCCGATCACGTGAAGGCGGCCGAAAGCGGTAGCCCCATGGAGAACGATCAAGAACTGGCGCGCGGCTGGCACATGGAGAACGGTTGCAGGGTGGCGAGCGGTGGGTGGATGGAGAACGGCGGAGCGTTGGCGAGCGGTCCCTCGATGGAGAACGGTCAGGTCTTGGCGATTCCTTTAGCCTCCCGGCGACGGGAGAGGAAAGAGAAGTGACGACATGGTAACGACGGAAGCGCCCGAGCGGATCGTGAGTCCACTTCGCCATCTCCATGACACGGCGGTCTCGATCGAGAAGTTCCGGATCTCGGTCGGGAACCGCGTCTCGGCCATTAGCAAAGGCGTCGACGGCGCGGTCGCGCCCGTCCCGGACGTCTACGAGCGGCTACTCGCCCAGGCCGAGGGGATGGAGACGGAGATCGACCGGGCGATCGCGCGGGAGTTGGACGCGTACCCTGTCTGGGACTCGTGGCTCCGGCACGTCCGAGGGATCGGACCGTCGCTCGCGGGCCAGATGCTGGCGCTCCTGCTGCCGCCCATCCCGACGAAGGGGCCGAGCTCGTGGTACCGGGCGGCGGGGCTGGCGCCCGAGACGCGAGCGGAGGGCGAGAGCCGCCTGCCGCGGCCGCGGGCCGTCCGGTGCCCGGACTGCGCCTCCACGACCTTCCGGATGAAGGAGGGGGCGCGGACCTGCACGGAGTGCGGACGGGCGCTCGCGCCTGGCGAGGGCAAGCTGGCGTACCATCCGTGGCTCCGGCGCTGCCTCTACAACGTGAGCGACAGCTTCGTGAAGAACGGCCTGTACTACCGGGAGGTCTATGACACGTCGAAGTCGCAGCTCTTCGGCCTCCACGCGTGGAAGGCGGCGGCGCTGTACAACCGCTGGGCCGGCACGTCCGGGAGCGTGGCGCTCGACATGCTCGTGACGACATACGGCCGCGCGGCCGTCGAGAAGGCGGCGAGCAAGACGCGGGCCGCGACGAAGAAGGACGAGCCGCCCGAGACGGTCGAGTTGTGGGCCATTCGCCCCACGATCGCCAAGACGATCGCGATCGAGGGCATCAGCGACCCGGCGTGGCCGCTGCACCGGATCGAGAGCGTCGCGCGCTGGAAGATGGCGAAGTTCTTCTTGGCGCATCTTTGGGAGGCTTGGGCTGCCGCCGAGGGCTGGACGCCGCGGACGCCGTACGTCGTGGAGAAGCTGGGCCACCAGCTCGTGCCGCGGCCCATGCCGGAGGGCAAGGCCAAGATTTAGCGGCGATCCCCTGGGGAACGGAAGGACTATGGCGAGCGGCGCGGTTGTGGAGAACGGAGTCTGGGTGGCGGGTGGTGGGGCGTTGAAGAAGGGCGAAGACCTGGCGCGCGGTCGTCCACTGGAGAACGGGTGGCCCATGGCGAGCGGCAAGTCGTTGGAGAACCCGGATGAGTTAGCGCGCGGAAGCTTGCTGGAGAACGGGAGAGGGCTGGCGAGCGGAGAAGGGCTGAAGGTCGGAGGCGTACTGGCGAGCGGTGATGTGTTGGAAAACGGTGGAGCCATGGTGAGCGGATAGATACTGGAGAACGGTTCAAGGATGGCGAGCGGTCCTCGACTGGAGAACGGCGACGGAATGGCGAGCGGCGGGTTCCTGGCGGACGATGAGGCGCTGGCGAGCGGTGATGGCTTGGAGACCGGAAACCGTGTGGCGAGCGGAGGCTTCTTGGAGAACGGAGCGGCAATGGCGAGCGGCGGGACCCTGGCGAACGGCGAGAGATTGGCGAGCGGCCTGGAACTGGAGAACGGGAGAAGGCTGGCGAGCGGTGAGCTGGTGGAGAACGGGCCGTCGTAGGCGAGCGGAGGCGGGATGAAGACTCGCTGAAGACTGGCGAGCGGAAGGGGCCTGGAGACCGGTGAAAGGATGGTGAAGCGCCACCAGAGGCGGGGCACGTGCCCCGCCTCTTTGCTTCTCCGGGGCTGTCGCCCCGGGCCCGCGCGTGTTAGAATCCGCGCCGGCACGCCGGCGAGGGCAAGCGCAATGTCTACTCCATCCGTCGAGATTCGGGACCGCATCGTGGAACTGCGCCGTGTCGTCGCGCGCGACCTCATCCCCAACCCGAAGAATCCGCGCACGCATCCGCGGCAACAAGTGACGGCCCTCCGGGGCGTCCTGGCGGACATCGGTTACGCCGACGCGCTGATCGCCCGCGAGACGCCGGAGGGCCTCGTGCTGATCGACGGTCACCTCCGGGCCGAGACGACGCCCGATGCCGTTGTGCCCGTCCTGATCGTCGACCTGACGGACGAGGAGGCGGATAAGCTTCTCCTGACGCTCGATCCACTCGCCGCTATGGCGGAGGCGGATCGCGGGCGCCTTGCGGATCTACTGGCTCTCGTCACGACGGAGGACGCGGGCGTGCGGCTGCTGCTCGAGCGGATCGCGCGTGACGGCGGCGTGACGGCGCCGCTGCTGCCAGGCAACAGCGACCCGGATGACGCGCCGCCCCTGCCGGCCGAGCCGACGTCCAAGCCGGGCGACCTCTGGCTCCTGGGCCCACACCGTCTGCTCGTCGGCGACGCGACGAAGCCGCAGGACCACGACCGCCTCATGGGGCCGGACGTTGCGCGCCTGCTCGTGACGGACCCGCCGTATGGCGTGGCGATCGTAGGCGGTGACCATATGGACAGGCGACGCAAAGGACTGGAACTCGTGAACGATTCTCGGGATGGCCAGCAGCAGGTTCGCCTCTGGACCTCGGCCCTGGCGAACTGCAGTTTGGCTGGCGATGCCTACGTGTTCTGCCCCGCAGGCCCGCTAAATGTCGAATTAACCCTAGCAATCCGCGCTGCGGGGATCGAACATCACCAATCGCTAATCTGGGCGAAGCAGCGAATGACCCCTGGGCAGAGTCATTTCCATTACCGCCACGAGAGCATCTTCTACGGCTGGCGCGGCCGCTCGAGCTGGCAGGGCTCGCGGAAGGAAGACTCTGTCTGGGAAGCGGATCGCCCCTCCCGCTCGCCGGACCACCCGACGATAAAACCTGTCGTCCTCTTCGAGAAGGCGCTTCTCTGCTCGAGCCAGGCGGGCGACATCGTGCTGGACCCGTTCGTCGGCTCCGGCACGGCCATCATCGCGGCCGAGCGGCTGGGCCGTCGCTGCTTCGCAATGGAACTTGACCCGCGCTATAGTGACGTAGCGGTTCGCAGGTGGCAAGAATACAGCGGCAAGAGGGCCGAGAGGGAGACGGCATGAGTGGGCGTTCGAGACTTCGAAACGACCTGTGCGCGGAAGCAGCCGTTCCCGACGTCGGCGGCGGCGCGCCGCGCAGCCGACGCGATCGTGGCGCGCAGGCGTGTGAGCCGGCGGCGCCGGCGGCAGCAACTGCACCACTACCGCTGTCCCTTCTGTCGCGCGTGGCATCTGGGCAACGAACGGCGCAAGCCGAAGGGCAGGAGGCCGGCGCGTGAGGAGGCGATTAAGCGCGACCGCGTCGTCGCTCGGCGGTACGAATCCGATGGCAGTTAGCACAGCGCACCTCGCACTTCGTGATTTCCGCCTTGGCTTGCGCGAGACTTTTGGCAGAGGAAACACAGCGGGTCTTCACTCCGGCCACGTGGTCGAAGTCAAGGGCGCGGGGATCGCGAAAGCCACAATCCACACAGCCGACGCTCGTTTTGTAGCGGTTCAACCAGTTGCGAAGAGCAGTCGCCCGGCGCCTCTCGACAATTCTGTCAACCGTGCGCCTGCTCGCCTTGGTTCGTGCGTAGTAATCTCGACGATAGCTCGAGTCGTATGGTCGGTGAGGGCGACTGCGGTCGCGGCACGAGGACGAGCAGTAGCGGGCGCTGTCTCGCTTCGCCGAGAAGGGTTCGTGGCAAATGGCGCACGTTCGAGTGGTGGCTACCACCTTCATCCAGGGAGGCATACCCTGATCATGGTACTACTTGGCCATCCCTGCAAGCCCGACATCTTCCAGGCGTCGTACGAGCCAGCGGAGTAGACGAGCAGGGACAATGGAAGAGGGACACCAAGCAGGCGGGGCGGATGTGGCGCCAGCACCCCTAATCAAGGAGGGGCGTTCGGCCGGTGCGCGTGAGCAGGCGGCGGAGCGTAGCCGCCAAGCATGGGAACTGCGGAAGGCCGGTACGTCGCTCCGCGACATCGCCCGAGCGCTGAGTGTCGGGAAGACGACGATCGAGCGATACATCAAGGCGGGGGTTGCAGACTACAACCTCAAGACGAGCGAGGACGTGCGGGCGCATCGAGCGCTCGAGCTGGCGCGCCTGGACGGCCTGTTCCAGTCGGCTTGGCTCGGCGCGACAGGTTCGCACTCCGACCCAACCTTCATGCTCCGGGCGATCCAGATCATCCGCGAGCGCGCCCGGCTGCTCGGCCTATACGCTCCCATTCGTGTCGAGCTCACGGCAAGCGCCCTCGCGCACCAGATGGTGGTGGAGTGGCGAGAGCGGGGCGAGGAACTGGACTACGAGATGGCGCTGCAGGAAGCGGAGCGGATCCTGCACGGGGACGTGTGACGTAGGTGGTCGCGCGAAAGAAGGAGCCGGCTCGGGATATCGTCTCCGTACGGCTCGACGACCTCGACAACATCACGAGCCGGCTCAGGACGAGCCTGCGCCTGATCGTGGACAACACGCCGTCCGGCCCCTACGGGCCAGCCCAGATCCTGGCCAACTGCGGTGGCTCGTTCGCCGCCTTCCTACCGTGGTGGAAGTTCAAGGTTCGGGACATCGTGGGGGGGCCGCAGCCGACCCGAACGCTGGATGCCCTGTGGACAGGCCAGCGTGAGCTCGTCGACCTGATGGACGACCGAAGCGACCCGGACTATCCGTGGGGACCGTGGATCTTCGCGTTGAAGGCGGGGAAGCTCGGCTTCTCCGAGCTGGAGTGCGCGTTCGACGCCTACAGCGCCATCTTCCGCGGCGCGAACGCGCGGGTCCACATCTTCTCTCGCGACCTCGAGGCGGCGAAGGAGATGCTGCGGATCGTGCGGTTCGGCCTGACGCGCCTGCCGCCGTGGTTCGGCGTGCGGCTGAACCGCCGCGGCGAAGCTGGCGCCGACAACACCACGAGCCTGCGGTTCCGGATGGGGCGGGACGACGAACGCGTGATCAAGTCCTACCCGACGGGCGAGAACATCTCGATCGACACGAGCGCCCATCACGTCCACCTGGACGAACTGGCCAACCACAAGAAGTCCAAGGGCGTGTGGGAGGACGTGCAGACGACCGTGGCGCAGCAGGGCGGGACGCTCCATATCGTCACGCGCGGTAACGGCGAGGACGCGTTCATCCAGGGCTTGTGGGAGGCGAGCGTGGAGGGGCGCAACAAACTCCGCGCCTTCTTCGCTCCCTGGACGGCGCGCGACGATCGTGACGCCGCCTGGTATGAGGCGGAGGCGAATAACAACACACTCGTGGGGATGCAGCAGTGGTGTCCTGAGACGCCGGCCGACGCACTGGCGGGCGACGCGGAGAACGACTACCTGCCCATTTCCGCGTGGGACGCGTGCTTGGACCCGGAGCTGCCGCCGTTGCAGCCGGGCCCGGGAGAGCAGGGCATCGTCCTGGCGCTCGATGCGGCCGTCAAGCACGACACCTTCGCCGTCGTGGCCGTTACGCGGCACCCGGAGCACCCGAATCCGTGTGGCCGCACGCACGAGCACCCCGCCATCCGGGCGGTGAAGGTGTGGAAGCCGGAGCTGGGGCTGGGGCACGAAGTCGACTTCGACGCGGCCGAGGGCTGGATTCGCTGTCTCTGCCAAGGCGGATGCCCCGGGGACGCGTCCGCGGGGATCGAGGCGCACCCGCGCTACGGCCAGTGGGTTGATCCCGCGACGAACCGGCGCGCCGGCTGCTCAGCCTGTGCGGCGAACATCACGATTCCACCGCACAACGTCTTCCGGATCGTCTATGACCCTTCCCAGCTCGCTCAGATGGCGCAGCGGCTGCGACGCGACGGCGTGGCGGAGGTGATGGAGTTCCCGCAGGGTTCGCTGCGGCTCGAGGCGGACGTTGGCCTTCGGATGGCCGTGATCCAGCGGCACCTCGCGCACAGGGGCGACGCGTTGCTGCGGGAGCACGTCGGGAACGCGCGGGCGAAGCTGCAGAAGAACGAAGACTCGAAGCTCCGGATCGTGAAGAAGGACGAGAAGAGGCGGATCGACGCCGTCGTGGCGGCCGCGATGGCGGTGTTCGAGGTTCTGCGGCTTTATTTGTAGGAGGTTGCGGGTGGCCAGGTCGCCGCGACTCTGCCGTCTCTGTGGTGAGCCGCCGCATATCGGTCCCATGCTCCGGGTAGCGGAGACGCTCGCGTCGTTCGACTCGAGCGGCCGGATTGTGGCGTGGCTCTGTCCCACCTGCTGGGCGCTTCTCGAGGAGGCGATGGAGGTGGCGGCGCCTATCGTCCGGGCGAGCAGGCGCGAGGAGTTAGCGCGTGCGCCCCTTCCCCTCGCGCGAGGCTTCCGCTAGACTCCGGTCGAAGGAAGGAGCCGGAGCATGAACCTCCTACGCGCGTTCCGCCGCCGCGAGACTCTTCCGCTATTCCGCCGCCGGCGGAATAGAGGGCACCGATGAGCGTCCAGCTCGGTCCAGGGTTCCCCCAGCTCTTGGAGGCTCTCCTTCGGGCCCACGGTCCGGGAGGGCCATACTGCTGGTTCAAGTTCGCCGATGGCCGCGAGATTCACGCAGCGCTCTGGGCACTAGATACCCAGAACGGCGAGCTCTACATGCAACTCGGCGACGGGAGCTGGTGGAAACAAATCACCGACGATGTCGACATCTCGTGGGAGTCGGTCGCCGCCCTGGAGAGCCTCGAGTTCCGTCACGCCGGCCCTCCCCTATGGGAGGGGGCCTCACCATGAAGGACGAGCGACGTTCCTGGGACCGGCGCCAGCGATGAGCGTGATTCGCGGTGGCCAGGCCGACAGGGAGCGACTTCTTGAAGCCCTCCTCCGGGAGCATGGCCCCGGGAAAATCAGGGTACGCATTGAGACGGACTTCGGCTATGAAACTACGGGGCACCTCCTGCGAATCGAGACGTACCCGTCGCCTTGGCTCGATCAAGCCGGCCCCGGCCTCTTCCTCCGCCTGGTCGAGTTGAGGGGAATGCCCATCTGCGTCGAACGAATTACCTGCTTGGAGGTGCTCCTTTGAGCTACCTATCGTTTGGATCGGGGCGACGCTTCTATCTACAGCTCGCTTGGCGCTGGAGACCGATCCTCGTCTTGAAAATCGGGCCCTTCCTTCTCATCGGCAAACGCCTCTCCGATGCCGTCATGGTGTCGCCTGGCGAGCGCACGTCACCATGACCGCCTTCGGCACGCTCCGTCGGGTCCGCTGCGCCTATTGCAACTCAAGGCCCGCGGTTAACGCCGACCACGTCGTGCCGAAGGCCCTTCGCAAGACGTTGCGAGAGAAGTACGGCGCGCTGCCCGACGCGCTGCGCGGAACCGTCCCGGCCTGCATGGCCTGCAACATCCGAAAGGGCCAGCGGAAGTTGGTCCCGCCGTCATGGGCCGACTACATCCCTGTCCTCAAGGAGCTGATTCCTGGGCCGTGGCGAGTGTGGGACGGGAATCCGATGTCCACCGTCTACCGGGAGACGTTCGTGTGATCCGGAGACTGAACTTCCTGACGATTCTCCGGTCGCGAAGGACGATGCGCTCGGCCTAGACTCCCCTCTCGCGTGACAAAGGCCGCGCTCCGGTGTTACGCTCGCGCCGATGGTTGCGAGGAACGGCGCCGAGGTAGCGGAGGCACTGGCCGAAGCACAGAAGGGCTTTGACGAGCGCACGGCTCGCCGGTCCGTCATCGAGCCGCGCACACCCGAAGAAGGACACTTCGCACCCGGTTACGACCTCGGCAACCTCGTCCTGTGGGTCGGGCAGCAGGCAGACGAGATCGAGGCGTGGGGCCGCAACGTCAAGCGCCGCGACCGCCAGCTGCGGGAGTTCATCCCGACGGAGAACGTCGTGGCGGCGGCCCTCGGGACGGTCGTGGCGCGCAACGCCGCCTTCGACTTCTCCGTCAAGGGCCCGCCCCGCACGGCCGCGCGGGTCCACGACATCCTGGAGAACGCGAACAACGGTAAGGGCTGGATCGACTTCATCGCGAAGCTGTCGTACGACCTCTACAGCCAGGACAGCGGCGCGTTCTTCGAGATCCTGCGGGAGGGCGACTCCGAGACGGCGCCACTGATCGGCGTCAACCACCTCGACGCCTCCCGCTGCTGGCACACGGGTATCCCGCAGGAACCGGTGCTTTACCAGGACCGGCTCGGCCGCTACCACCTGATGAAGTGGTATCAGGTCCAGACGTTGGCGGAGCTGCCGGCGCCGCACGAGACGCTCTACGGGCTCCAACTCTGCGCCCTGACGCGGCTCCTCCGAGCCTGCCAGATCATCAAGGCGGTCAACCAGTACAAGTACGAGAAGGTCTCGGGTCGCCACACCCGCGCCATCCACTTCATCCGCGGCGTCCCGACGCAGCAGATCAACGCCGCCCTCGCGCAGATGCAGATCCACGCCGACCAGGCGGGGCTGTCGAAGTACCTCCAGCCCATCATGATCGGCACGGTCGACCCGGCCGTGGACCTCCAGACCGCCACGATCGAGTTCCTCAGCCTGCCGGACGGGTACGACGAGGAGACGACGTTCAAGCACTACATCAACCAGATCGCGCTCGCGTTCCTCGAGGACTACCAGACGTTTGCGCCACTCCCGGGCGGCAACCTCGGCACGAGCGCCCAGAGCCAGATCCTGCACCAGAAGGGCCAAGGCAAGGGCCCGGCCCTCTTCATGAAGTTGATGTCTACGGCCTTCAACCAGAACGTCATGCCGAAGAACGTGGAGTTCGCGTGGGAGGAGCAGGACGTCGAGGCGGAGAAGAAGGAGGCGGACGTCCGGGCCGTGCGGGCGACGACACGGGCGGCGAGGATCGCGTCCGGCGAACTCACGCCGGAAGTGGCGCGCCAGATCGCGAAGGACGAGGGCGACCTCGACGGCGCGTACCTCGATGCGCTGGGCCAGGAGGACGTGACGGAGGACGTGGAGCTGGAGGACGACCGGCCGACGGAGGCGCAGATCGAGGAAGACGAGGCAGGAGGGGCGGGAAGCCTGTCGGCCCAGCCGGCGCAGCAGGGCCCGACGCCGGAGCAACTTCAGGCCGTGGCCGACGCGATCAAGGCGCTCTCGCCCCTCCTCCTCCGCAACGTGGCGGAGGGCCGGAAGGTCCAGCTCGGGGCCTTCCTCCAGACACGCATCCACCGCGCCTTCACCACGGCGGCGGACGACCTCGCGGCTCTCGGCTACATGGACACGGCTGGCCGCATCCAGCTCTCCGGCATCATCGGCGACACGCTCGGGACGTTTGCCCGCCTGGTGGACGAGGAGGCGGCTGGAATCGCGCTGCAGGAACTTGACCGCCAGGACGTCCGGGAGCTGGTGGAGCAGGCGGCCAAGGCGCTGGACCATCGTGCCACCGGGATGGAGACGGCCGCAGAACGCGTGCCGATGGAGGAGGAGGTGGCGGGGAAGCTCAGTCCTGTTCTCGAGTTCCTGCGTAGCCGTATTCATCGGCAACTCCGCGCCGTACCGGGCAGGAAAGCCCGCCCGGGCGACGATGCCGTCAGTGAGGCGTTGGGGGAGGTCGAGGAAGTGCTGCGCTTGGCAGTCGATCAGCGTGTAGCTCACGCGGTTGATGAGGCAACGGCCGACATTCCCAACCCGACGGTCATTGCGGAGATCATGCGCGAGGCGTTGGTCCAGAACGCACGCGAGCTGCGGCAGTTCCGGGACGTCATAGGCCGCGAGGTTGCGGACACGCTGAAGGATGCGAGAGTGCAGGCGGAGGATGTGGCGGCATCAGTGGCGGACCTGCGAAAAGCTGTAACAGCCCAGCAACAGAGTCGGGCGCTCGTGCCCCTGGTGCGCGATCTCGTTGCCGCGACCCTGAAAGAGGCGCCACCTCGCCCTACGCCCGGGTCAGAGCGGCGCCGAGCCGAGTACGGCGAGGATGGGAAGATCCGCCGCGTCGTCGTCGAGGCGGGTGACGGAACCCGGACGGCGATCGAGGTCAGGCGCGACGAGACGGGCAAGGTGGTCGAGACGTTCCAGCACCCGGACGAGACCTAGAATGGCAAAGTGCGGGATTTGCACGAAGGACGTGGCGGTCTCGCTCTACCTGCGAGTCAAGCCGATGTGGGAGATCAGGCCGGGGAGGTGGCGGGCTGCAAAGAAAGATGCGCACCTTTTTCTCGGCTACTGGCCGAAGGGAAGCCACCTCGCCGAGTATCTGCGCATGGAATATGCGCGGGAGATGGCGGGGCGACCGGACGCGATCCTGCAGCGGCTCTGGGAGGCCAACTGCCATGGGCACCGCGTCGACGAGATCATCGAGGCGATTGAGGAGAAGATGCCTCCCATCCCTGGCGTGGCCGTGAAGATTCTGTGGAACCCCTCGCCTCGGGTCACGCCCTATCTGCTCGCCGAGACGGATGTCGCGCGCCGAGCGGCGATGCTGGAGGTCAACAACGATCTGCGCGCATGCCTCGTGACGGAGAAGCGCGATGTCAGGGAGAAGGTCTACGCCTTGGTGAACAACTCAGTTGATCGCGTCGAGCGGAGCATGTCGCTCAACGGCGCTGCCGCAAGGAGGCACTAAAGATGAGTCTGGTCTACACGCCGTTCAAGGGGGACATCCTCCGCGGTGTCGCGACGCACAACATGGCCGAAGCGGGCGCGGACGTGCGCATCCTGCTGGCCATGACGAACACGACACTTGACACCGAGCAGGACGACGAGTTCGTCGGCGACACCACGACGCTGGACGAGTACGACGGCGCGAACTACGCGCGTCAGAACCTCGGCACGCAGGCGGTGACGGACGATGCTGGCAACAACCGCGCCGAATTCGACGCCGACAATAGCCAGTTCGCGAACCTCGGTGTCGGTACGCGCCAGGCGGCGGGCATCGTTGTCTTCATCTTCGTCACGAACGACGCGGACTCCTTTCTGGTCTGCTGGATCGACAGCGGTGGCTTCCCATTCGACGGCAACGGAGGCAACGTCGATATCGCTTGGAACGGCGAGGGGATTCTGCAGACGACCTAGCGCTTGACTGGTCGGTCCTCCATGTCCGAGGGAGCCTAGCCCGTGGTTAGCCCGCGTGACAATCCTCGCGCCCTAGCCGTCCGCGACGCCTTCGCTGGCCAGACCAAGGGCCGCGTCGTTACGCGTGGCCCGCTGCGCCTGATCTTCGATGAGCTGCCCTCGCTGGTCCGCAACCAGGCTGGCGAGGCCGTCGGCGTCTCCGTCATGGTGCGCCTGTTCGATGGCCTGACTGAGATACGCATCGACCCGCACCGCGTGATACTCAACCCGCCCACGGTGCCGAGGGCGAACCTGACCTATGAGGTTGGGGCGCTAGACGCCGAGAACCGTTTCGTCGGTTCAGGCCGCATCGTGGCGCAGAAGACTGCCACGAAGGGCGTAGCCTACCGGCGCATCGTAGGCGCTCCTGACCCCGAGGCGGCGCTGATAGAGGCTGTCTGGGACAGCATTGACCGAGTGCCCAACGCTAAAGGCTTCGGGACGCGAGGCACGGTCACGACCGTCTATGCGACGGCTCCCGGTGGGGCCGGGTTTGCCCGATCTTCCGATGCTGCCTATGCCACCGCTCGTACTGGCGCGGCGCTAACTACCGGGACTCCCCATAGGGTGGGGCAGTTCCTCTTTACCGACAACATATATTACATCTACGAAGGGTTTATCATCTTCGACACCTCGGTTATTGGGGCCGGCCAAGCCGTCTCAGCTGTGGTCGCCAGCCTCGATGGGTCGTCTGATGCCTCGACGACCGACTTCATCGCCGGTCTCGCCGCCAGCGTTTACAACGGTGGTCAAGTCGTCACTGGCGACTGGGTTTCTGGCGCTGCTATTCCGACGCCCGAGCTTGCGACGTGGAACTCCTCCGGCTATGTCGCGGGTTACAACGCCTTCACAGAGACGGCGGACTTCAAGACCGCCATCAACAAGACCGGCAGCACCTCTCTTATCCTCTACTCGCAACGCCACCGCGATGCTACCACGCCGCCTGATAATGAGAACGTCGTCTTCACCGACGCCGACGCCGCTGGCACGACGACCGACCCGAAGTTGGACATCACGCACGCGGCGGGTGGGGGGACGCAGACCATCTCGCCGTCTCCCGTGGCGCTGCCGGTCGTGGTGCCAGCGCCGACCGTCACGAAGGCGCTGACCATCAGCCCGACGCCGGTGGCCCTGCCGCTGGCAGTTCCCGCACCAATTCTCACTCACAGCCTGACGCTCTCGCCGACACCCGTGCTGCTGCCACTCGCAGTTCCGATCCCAGCCGTTACTCACGGCCTGACGCTGTCGCCCACGCCCGCGACCATTCCGGTCGTCGTGCCGGCCCCCGTCGTGACGGTCGCGGGCGGCACCACGACCATCACCCCGACACCCGTCACTGTCCCGGTACTCGTGCCCGCGCCGATTCTGAGCCTCTCGTTGACCATCTCGCCGTCCCCCGTGACGGTGCCGCTCGTGGTGCCGGTGCCGATGATCAGCCATGCACTCACGATTTCACCGACACCCGTCACCCTTCCGGTGCTCGTGCCCGCGCCGACCGTCTCGGTCGCAAGCACCCAGACGATCACGCCTCTCCCCATCACGATCCCCGTCGTGGTGCCGGCCCCGACCGTCTCGGTTGCGGCCGGTCCGGCTGTCTCCGTGGTGCAGGTCGGCGGAGGTGGTGGCGGTCGCAGGGCTTGGCGGCCGTGGCCTTACGAATGGACGGCCATGGATCGGCTCCGCGCCCTCCTTGATCTGCTGCGCCGGCGCAAGCGCCAACAGCAGGAACTAGAGGAGGAGGAGGAGGAGGAGGAACCAAGCACCCCGCCTCCTGCCCTCCCGGTGTCGCCTGGAGAGATTCGAGCACTCGTCCAAGAAGTCCAAGAGTTGCTGGCGCTTGCGCGTGGTAAGCCAGCCTTGCCCGAACAAGCCGATGAAGAGCTGTGGCTCCTCGGCATTCGGGAGGGGGGAGACGAGGAGATGTTACTGCTAGGAGGTGACTGGACGGTCTAAGAAAGTGGGCGCAAAATAGGGACGCGCTGAGAGCGGTAGGGAGAAACGGGCTTCCACTGCGGGCGCGGGCGCGAGGAGGAGAAGCATGACGGGTCAGCAGAAGGCGGCCGTTGCGGCAATCGTCGTGGGAGCGATCATCGCGATCCTGAAGGTCTTCGGGATTGACATTCCTTACGCGCCTGTCGTCTAGACAACCGGCGTCGGGCCGGCGTAACATTGGCCGGCTGGGCCGAGGGCCCGGGGGTGGCGCCCTGACACACACGCTGCTCCCCGGACCCTTCTCATAGCGGGAGGGTGAAACGGCTTCCACGCTGGCTCCATAACCCAGAGACACCCGGGAGGGAGCGCCGACCCCACCCCGGCGCTCCCTCTCTTTTGGCCTGAAGATTGCGCCGCACGCCTATTGCGACTAGCCGTTCGCATGGCTATACTCCCGCCATGGACGCCCCGGCGAAGGCCCCCGAGCTAAAGACGCGCGCGCTCCCGTGGCGCCAGGAGGCGATCCTGCGCGCCATCGGCGCGAACTACCGGCGCGACGGCCGCCCCCCGACGGTCCAGGAGATTCTGGACGCGACCGGCATCACCACCACCTCTGTCGTTGCGTACAACCTGCGGCGCCTCCAGGAGAAGGGCCTGATCCGGATCGATAATGGCGTCTCGCGCGGCATCCGACTGGTGGTGCAGGAGGAGGAGCGTTGCCCGGTTTGTGGTCGTTAGGCTTTTAGTCTGAAAAAGGAGAGAAAGCATGCACCCAGACGAGGAAACGGACGCGAACATGGTCTTCGACCCGGAGGTGCGGGAGACGATCCGCACGTTGGCGGAGACGCTTGACGTGGCGGTGCGGGCGAGCGAACTGCGAACGTGCCATCCGGACACTGCGGCAGCCTGTCGCCGTGTCGTCACGGCGGCGGCCGGCCGGCTCTTCAAGATGCTGGACCTAGAAATGGGCCAGCCGCCGTCGCTGATGGCGCGCCTGGTCGAGGCGTGCGCGCCGCTGCTTGGCGGCCCTGGCTACGCCCGCGAGGAGAATCTGCGGATCGTCCCGGAGGTTGTGAGACTGTTGAAGATTGGCGGCGGGGAGCAGTGGGCTATTGGCGAGCTCCTCGAGCGCGTCGCGGCCGTGGCGGAGGAGTGGAAGCAGGAGTGACGCCCTGATGGTGGAGATCCGCCACTACTCGCCCGGCAGCCTCGCGACGCGTTGCTGGTACGACGTCGATGACTACTGCCCGCGCAAGCCCGTCGTGCGCGTCACGACCGAGGTGCGGAGCCGGCACCTGTGCGTCCTGCATTACGACGCGTGGAAGCGCGGCGTGCGGGAGTTGGTGGCGGCGTTCGGAGAATGGGACGCGCGGGGGACGGACGGCGTTCCGGATGACGGGCAGGAGCGGCAGCGCCGGCGGGCCCACGAGGAACTGGCCGCCATCCTGGCGGACGAGGCGAAGGAGAAGGTCCGGCATGGCCTATAGCCTCCGAACGAAGAAGTCCTGGAACGACACGATGCAGGAGATTCGGCTGACGTTCGAGCGCTGGGGCATCGAGCGTTGGACCGTCTTCGCCGGCATTCCGGGTCAGCGGCGCTCGACGGCCTATTACCAGACGGAGGACCAGCGGCGGGTCGAATTGCGCTATCAGCATCCGTCCGGCCAGGAGGTCGTGCTGATCAAGGCCACCGAGGACCGCGACGTCGACAACCTCCGCGTCCTCTACCTGGCGGTCGAGGCGATCCGGCTGAACGAAGTCCGCGGCATCGGCGACGTGGTCCGGGAAGCGTACCTCCAGATCGCGGCCCCGGCGAAGGGGCGCGACCCCTGGGAAGTTCTCGGGGTCCGGCCCGACACGCCACTGGAGGACTGCGAGGCGATGTACCGGATCAAGGCGAAGCGGCTGCATCCCGACACCGGCAACGGTGACGAGGCGGGCATGAAGGAACTGAACGCGGCGATCGAGAAGATCAGGAAGGAGCAGGCATGACGCTCGTGTGGGTTCTTGCCGGCATCATCGGCTGGATCGCGTTCGGCACGCTCCTGCTCCGCGCCTTCCTCTTCTGGCAGAGGCGGACAGGAACGGAATGGCAAATGGACGAACCGCTGGCGGTAATGTTTGCTTTCGCCTGGCCGGCCCCACTCCTCCTGGGCCTCATCAACCTAATCGGAGGCTTGATCCTAATCCTGGTTGATTATCGGAGGGAGCCGTGATGGCTCGCCATACCGACCACCTTGGTTCTCTCGGCATGCCGAGCAGAAGGAGTGTCGACATGGCGCTGGCGGCGGTGGCGGCCGAGACGATGCGGGCCCAGCAGCGATACCCGCGCCGTCCTCCTTGAAGAGGTCGAGGAGCTGTGGGAAGTGGTGCGAAACCACCACGCCGGCGTCGACGACGAGCAGGGCATGAAGCTGCGGCTTCGCGCCGAGGCGATCCAGGTCGGGGCCATGGCCCTTCGCATCATCCTGGAGTTGACGTGATGGAGGATTGGCCCTTGGCTCTCTGGGCACTCTACGCCAAGGTCGATCTGTACTTCGCCCAGATGAAGGCCATGGGAATCGGCCGCGACCGCGCCGGGGAGCTTGCGGAGGGAGAAGTCGCTATCGCTCGGACCCTTCCGGGCCGGTCGGACCCCTTCCGGCGCATCCTTGAGGCAGTAGCGCGAGGGGATCTGACGTGACCTGCCCTGGCTGCGGCCGCGACCTCTGGGTCTGCACGGATCAGGCGACGGGCGACTACTACTGGTGCCCGGCGTGCCACCGGCGCTATTCACCCCAGGCCGACTTCATCGTTGAGGCGAAGGCGCGGTCGCTCGTGGCGGCGAAGGCGGCCGCCCAGCTCGGGCAGAGCCGCCTACCGTTCAGGCTGGAATGAAAGGAGAAGCCGTATGAACCTGCGGGACATCGTCGAGGTGCGCCAAGTTGGGCTCCAGCGAGCCAACGACCTGCTCGAGGCGGGCTACCACCTCCTCGCCATCGACCAGACGACCCAGGGCGTCGAGCGGGAGCAGAAGGAGGGCGAAGCCATCGGCGCGTCCTTCTTCGTCGCGAAGCGCCTGGAGTACGTCATCGGTCGGACGGCTGAGCAGCGCCCGATCATCGACCTGCTGCGGCAGTGGAACGACGAGCGCCGGCTGAAGAACGAGCAGTGGCGGGCAGACGCGGAACGGCGAGCCGCGACGACGGAAGCGGAGATTACGACGTGAACGCGCCCAGCGTCTCGGCCAGCGACATCAACCGCTGCCCAAACCATAGCCTCGTGCCCCAGCACTACCGGGACAACGGCGTCTGCGCCTGCTTCCCGGACGTGGTGGCGGATCTGCTCGTGGGGGCGCGCGCCTTCGCGGTCGAGATGCGGGTTGCGGGCATGAAGGGCACGGTCGTGCTCGAGTGGGGCGACCGCACGCTCCTGGACGTCGTGATCGACTGATGAAGGCGACGCCATGGGTCGTGGTGGGGCCGGAGCCGGACCTCGCGTCCTGCACGCGGTGCCGCGACCGCCTGCCGAAGCCTAGCCTGCCAAAGCCCCTCGGAGCGTTCGGGCGCTACATGCAGGCATTGGGGATTGTATACCACACGCTAGGCTGTGGTAAGATGGCGGTGCCTCGGTGAGGCAGCTTGTCTTACTCATAGCGGCGGTGGTGGTGATTCTATTGCCGGACGATGGCGGCAGCTTCTGGGACTTCAACGTAATTGAGTTGATCACGCTGATTGGCGTGGTGATGGGTCTTGTGGGCGCGACCATCCGCTGGGCTCGGAACAGATATAGACGTCCTGTCCAGATACGTTACCTCATACCCAAAGAGAAATATACGCTCCGTGAGTTTCCAGGAGCCAATCGACAGGAAACCTTGGCTGATAGTTTGCGGGTCGGCATAGGAACCTATCAACTGCTGTTCCAAGTGCAAGTCATGCGAGAAATCGACGTGCTATCTGCCAATCTACGCTTTGTTGGCAACGGAGCGGAACATCTCACCGATGAAGGCCCCAACAACCTCTTCATAATCGACCGCGAACCTAGTGACTCCGTGTCGCTACCGCGTTTTCAGAATTGGCACGGTGAGTGGCAGAATCCTACCGGCACGACTTGGCTCACAGGAGAGCCGCGTATGCTAGGCCATAGAATAAGGATCAGCGGACCATTTATAGGTCACCTGATTTGGGTACTACGCATCAAAGGCCGCCACAAACCCTTTGAGCAACAGTTGGCACTCACTGCTCACGGCGGCTCCCAAGACGATGTGCCGTTTCTCAGGCTGGCAACTGTTTAGGAATGAGTTCCTTGTGCTCCAGCGTGTCAGCTAGGACGAGTCACTTGAACGCCTCTTCGCACCAGTCCAGGTTGCGGTTGATCTCCGCCCGCGTGAGGTTCGGATGGCGCTCGACCGCAGTTCGGCAGTCCCGCATGGATGGAATGCCGATAATGAAGATTCGGAATCCAGCGCGTGAGGACCACTCCTGCGTCCCGACCTTGGCCTGGTCAACCCACTCCTGCGTCCCGACCTTCGCCTTGGGACCGGAGTCGCCGCAACTGGCAGCCACAAGCGCAGCGACTAGAATGGCTGCGCCAAAGAATTGCCTAGACATGCTGACACCTCCCTCTCGGGATTATCGGCATGAGCTAGCTGATCAACTCTTGGTGCGGAGGCGCCACCCATCCCTTGCACCTGCTCGCTCGACGTTGGCCCGGCGGTGCCACCGGACTACATGGAGGTGTTGCGCCGGGCCTGCAGGGCGCAGCACTAGCGCCGGCGAGCGGTCTCGCGATGGAGAACGGTTCAAGGATGGCGAGCGGCAACATAGTGGAGAACGGGGCTTCAGTGGCGAGCGGGACAGGCGATGGAGACGAGTAAGGGCTGATGGGAGCCTTCGACGAGCCGCCCGCGCCGGATGCTGGAAGTTCGATGCTGGGCCACTACGGCCTCGTCAACCCCATGATGGCGTGGCTCCTGCGCCGGCGCCCCGAACTTCTAGCCGAGACGCCGACGGAGTTCCGCACGCCCCTGCCTCCTCCGCCGCTCTGCGGCGTGCAGGTGGCCGTCAGCGACGGCTTCACGGAGCGGTGCCGCCGGACTTCCACACGGCCTGGCCGTGCTACGCGCACGAGCCGCCCGTCGTTCGGCAGATCCGGCGCGCCACGCCCGTGATGCAGCGAGGCGTCAACAGGTCGCTCGACTGGATGCTGGAGGCGACGCGGGAGGGCAAGATGCTGGATCTTGTGTTCGATCAGGGCGCGTGGATCGTGCAGGTTCAGACGCCAGAGGGGGAAACCGGTGGCTAGGCGTAAAGACGACTTCTACCAGACGCCGCAGTTCGCCACGATGGAGCTGCTAGACCGCATCTCCGTTCTCGGCTCCCGCGTGCTGGAGCCGTGCGTGGGCGACGGCGCGATCGCGAGCGTTCTACGGCCGCAGGCACGCGACGTCGTGACGGCCGACATCTCCTCCCGCCGGCGGGCTGACTACCACGCCGACGCCCGGCTGCCGCAACTCTACGAAGAGGTCGGGCGGGACCACGGCCGGATCGGCTGGATCATCACGAACCCGCCCTTCTCCTGCGCCTTCGACATCCTGCGCGAGGCGCTTCAGCACGCCGAGCTGGGCGTGGCGCTTCTGCTCCGCCTCTCGTTCCTCGAGCCGACGCTCGACCGCGGCGAGTGGCTCGCGCTCCACCCGCCCAGCCGCATGCTCGTGACGCCCCGCATCAGCTTCACGGGCAAGGGGACGGACTCCGTCACGACCGCCTGGATGATGTGGCCCGGCACGCTGATTCGTACCGGAGGCGTGCCGATGCTGCGGTCGTGCCCGCCGATCGAGGTCCTGGCGAAGGCGCGGGTCCCGAGCGAGCAGGAGACGCTGCTGGAGGTGCCGGTCTGATGGCGACCAGTAGGGATCACCAACTCGTCGGACGCCTAGACGTCTTGGCCGTTCTGTCTCGGCCTCTCGGGCTCGAAGCTGTAACTGAACCGCCGCTCCCAAGCGCGGTCATTCTCCTCCGCGCGCTCGAGCGCTAGTCGCGCCCGCCGCAAGCGCTCCGCAGCCTCGCGCCGTAGCCGCTCCTCGCGTTCGATCTGGGCTTTGCTCGTCCTCTTCATGGTTTGCTTCTCCCTTCACCATGAACATCGGCAGGGGCGGGGCGTTACTTTAGTGCCTCGGCGGGTTAGAATTCGGGCGACATGCCGCTCCTGCTCGCCCGCCGCAAGGCCCTGGACCCAAAGGCGTTTGGCCGCGACTTCTGGGCCCAGATCCGGGAGCGCGCGCTCGAGATCGCCCGCCCGCTCTTCACCGATCTCTTCCTCCTGGGCGCGGAGCTCGGCCGATCCGTCACGCCGGCGAAGGCGGGAGCGAAGGACCTGCTGCCCGTCGATCCGGCGCTGATCAACCGCCGACTCGATGCCGTCCTTGAGACCTACCTGGACGAGTGGTGGGGCGGCCTCCAGGCGACGACCGACCGCGGCCTCCGGGACGCCATCCGGCGCGCCTCGGCTGCCGGGACGGGCGTCGAGGGCGTGATTAAGGACATCGAACCGCTCTTCGCGCCTTCGCGACTCCAGCGGATCGCGTCGACGGAGTCGACCCGGCTCCTGGGCCTCGGCGCCCAGGCGACGTACGCCGCGTCCGGTATCGAGGAGTGGGAGTGGCAGACGGTCCGGGACGCGCGGGTCGATCCGATTTGCCGCGAGCGTCAGGGCAAACGCTACTCGATGGAAACGGCCTTCGGGCCAGCTCACGTTTCTTGTCGATGCTGGCCGAAGCCCGTCGTGCCGGAGGGCGGTGCGCCGCGCCAGGCCGCTCCTGCTCCGCAGGCGCCGCCGTCCGCGGAGGTGCCGCCTTGGCCGCGCGGCGGCTTTAAGACGCGCAAGGAGGTGGAGGCCTTCCTCCGCAAGACCTTCCCCGAGACGGACTTCGACTTCGAGCTCATGCCGTCCAAGGTGGCGAACGTGATGGGCGCGGAGTTCCACCGCCTCGCCACCGCCTTCCCGGCCGTGCAGAAGCAGCTCGTGTACTTCGGCATGAACCGGAATGTGCCCGGGCGAGCCCTGCCCTACGTGAAGGAGATCGCCGACCGGATCAACCACTACGGCCACGCGACGATTGACGGGAGGAGCATTAGCCTTAACCCCCGCTTCTTCTCCCAGCCTTCCGAGGTCTTGGCGCGCCGTTACGCGATGGACGTCGCGATGGGCTGGCATCCCGCCATGGCCGTCCCGACGGACTACAGCGCTGTCCTGACGCACGAGTACGGTCATGCGCTGCAGTTCCTGCTCCAGGGCTCGACCTCGCAGGTTACGAGTGGCGCTCGCGCCAGCGGCCTCGGGCTCGTGCGCGACACGTTCAACATGTGGGCCGAGAAGCACCGACCGATTCACGTCTCAGAGTACGGTGACAAGAACTTCATGGAGGGGTGGGCTGAAGCCTTCGTCGCGGGACAGAAGGGCAAGACGCCGACGAACGTCGTGGCGCGAGAGTTCGTGCGAGCGCAGAAGGCAGTGGTTAAGGCCCTTGATCCGGCGAAGTGGCGGAACCCGGGCAACCCCGTCTTCACGATGGACATTCGCCAGGACGCTGAGGCGCTGCGTCGGGCGAACGAAGAGATCCGGCGCCTGGCCGAGCAGCTTGATTTGAAGGAGTAGCGTGCCAAGAGCGATAATGCGGCCATGAGTGCGGGAGCACCGATCTGCGCTGGCTGCCGCCGGCTCCACAAGGTGGAGTACGAGGTGCGGCTGTCCTGCGCCGCCTTCCCCGATGGCATCCCGGACGACATCCTGACGTCGCGGGCGGACCACCGCAAGCCACACGCCGGCGATCACGGTCTGACCTTCCTGCCGAAGAGCGGCAAGAGCGCGACGGCCGCGGCCGAGATCGTCCGACTCGCGCAACTACCGCAGCCCACGGGTCGGGACCGGGGCCGCCGGGCCCGCACGGGCCAGGTGGTGGTGTAGCGGTGCCGCTCGATCTAAAGGCGATCCTGCCGAAGAAGTCGCTCGTGCCGCCCGGGAGCGAGGTTCAGCGCGGGATCGACCGCTGGCTCCGGGACTTCGCCAACGCGACGGTGGCGGAGATGCAGGACTACCCGCCGGCGCAGCCGTGGAAGTCCCGGCCACCGCGGCGCGGTCCTCGCGCCGGCGGCCGCCGGACGGGCAACCTCGGCCGCATGTGGGGCACGTCCATCAGCTACACGCGCAACAGCGTCACGATCGTCAACCGGACGCGCTACGCCGCATACGTCCAGGGGCCGCGGGACCGGCGCAAGGGCGTGCCGCAGGCGAGGGCCATGCGGAAGCGCGGCTGGCAGTCGGTCCAAGACGTCGCGCCGAAGCTGGCGAAGCGCTTCAAGCCCGTGCTGCTGCGGACGCTCAGAGGCACACGATGAAGGGGAATTAGCTAATGGCAACGAACATGGGCAAGATCGTTCACTTCCGCTTCCCGGACTCGCGCACCATCGGTGGTGAGCCGAAGGACGAGAGGCCAGCCCTTATCGTTCGGGAGTGGACTCCCGAGCTCGTCCAGCTCCAGGTCTTCTTGGACACCGACGCGGAGGGCCGACACAACGACGGCAGCAGCCACGGCCCAATTGAGTGGCGCACCTCAGTCGGTCACGGCCCGAACGCGGACCAGTGGCACTTCGTGGAGGAGTGCCCATCAGCTTGACGTCCTGAGGGACAAGGCACTAGGATAGGGCCGGCCGCACGGCGGGACGAGCCTCGCGGACTAATCACTGGAGGCTCGCCATGCAGAACATCATCGTCGGCCGCTACACCCACCCCACGACCCGGAAGTACTGGCAGGGCTGGATCGAGCCCGAGGATCGGTCGTGGATCATGTTCGTCGAGGCTGATGGGCGACCTGTCGTCTACCTTGACCGAGAGGCCTCGGGGGCCGTCTACTTCGATCCCTGGACGAAGCCGGACGCCCTCGTCCGCATGCGCGAGGACGACCCATTCAACTGACCGACGGTTAACACGCTTGACAGCGATGTAACGCCGCGCCTACGCTCCTCCCGGAGCAGGGAGGGGGAAAGGTGGTTACGCGCCTGATCGGGACACCCGCCCCGACATAACGCTCGTCTCCCCTGGGGTTGATGCGATTTGGCCTTCGCAACGAAGCGGCGAGTCTACGTCGATGACCCAAGTGACGCCCCCCCGGGCGCCCAGCTCATCACGGGCCCGCTCGGCGGGATCTATTGGGAGAACAACGCCCCACCCGGGCGCGTCACTCGCGGTGGTATCGCGGGCGAAGGCGGGCCCGACAAGCCCGGCGGCGGCCCGGCGAAGCCTGCTGGTGGTGGGGGCGGTAGCGCCAAGAAGCCTGCTGGTGGTGGCGTGGCTAAGAAGCCACCGGCAGCCAAGCGAGAGCCGGGCAAGCCTTTCAAAGACGCGAACGACGCCAGCCTGCCGGAGCGAGTCAAGAAGGAACCACCCGAGCGCCGGGAGCTCTTTGTCCGGACGTTCAACGCCATCTTGGAGGCCGGAGGCGGCGAGATCGATGCTGCTCGGCTTGCCATTGAGAAGCTAGGGGAACCGGCGAAGCGCCAGGCGGAAGCCAAGCGCCAGGCGGCCCAGCAGAAACGACAAGCGGAGGCGGAACGACGACGACAGCAAGCGGCACAGCGGACGGCCCGGAAGTCCACCATGGATCTGGGTGGCGTGAGGACGGCGATGAATCTCCTGCCGGATGAGTTCTTGAGCGACGCCGGGCGCATGGCAAAGGCCGCGGCCGTCGCGGCCCTCGACGAGGCGGAGAAGGCGGGACCGACGAAGACGGAGGGTGGCCGCCAGTACGGCGCCGGCGACTTTGCCGACGTGCCGGACCCGACGAAGCCGTCGACCTGGAAGCTCCGGCTGGGCGACAAGCCCGAGGCCCCGGACGTCGTGCACATCGCGGCCGCCATCACGGCCCTCTCGCCGGGCGGCTTTCGTGGCAACGTCGTGCAGCTAGGCTCGCCAAAGGACCGGGTCATCGCGAGGATCAACGCCGCCATCGGCAAGCTCGACGACGACGCGCAGAAACGGAACCTCCGGACGCGGTTGGGGAAGGTGAAGTCCATGACGATACCCGACGACGACTCTTGCCCGCACGGCTACGCCCTCGACGAGAAGTGCGATGAGTGCGGGCCCGCGATGGCGATGCCGCCCTTCGGCGGCGCCACGTCCTTTGACGAGCTGGATGCCTTCATCGAGAGCCGCGAGTTGTCGCAAGAGATCAACGAGCTGTCCTACCAGTTCCGCGTCCTCGTGGACAACACCATGGGCGCCATGATGATGGACCCGAAGGAGAAGGCGGCGGCCGTCGCGAAGGCGGCGTCCGACTTCCACTCCCGCGTCATGGCGCTGCCGGAAGGGGAGGAGAAGGACGCGCTCCTGGACGACAGCATCGAGGCGTTCGAGATCGCGGGCCGGCAGATCAGCGCCGCGGCAAAGGAGGGGAAGCGGATCGGCAGACCGCAGGTCGGGATGCTGAAGCGCATGTTCGAAGACCTGAAGTCGCTCCTCGGGTGGGCCAGCTACGAGGACGGTGAGCCGGCGGCAGAGAAGGTGCTGGCCGAGGGCGGCGGCCTCCAGATTTACGAGAAGGACGGCGTCGTCCGGTGGCTCACGTACTCGAGCAACGCGTTCGAGGACATCGAGGGCGAACTCTTCAGCACCAAGAGCCTCGAGGACGCGGTCGCGTGGGCCGACGCCGTCGGGGAACGCGGCCCGCTCCGGCTCTTCCACGTGCCGGGCGCGGACGTCGGGCACTGCGACTATCAGGCGGTCTTCGGCCGCTTCCTCGTGGAGAGCGGGACGTTCGCCGACACGCCCATCGGGCGGAAGGCGAAGGACTACTTCCTCCACAACCGAGACAAGCGATTCGGCGTCTCGATCGGCTACCTCTACCGCCAGGGGGACGAGCTCGACGGGACGTACGACTGGCTCCGCATCCGGGAGCGGAGCGTGACGCCGGAAGGCATGGCGGCGAATCCCTGGACCGAATTCACCGTAGGGGGTGACGTTATGACGGACGCACGGAAGGCAGCTTTCCTCGAGGAGATCCTCGGGAAGGACGCCGCCACCACCATCATCAGCGAGGCGGAGCGCCGCACGAAGGAGCTGGAGCCGCTCGTGCGGCACAAGGCGGCGGGTGACCCTGACCCCACTGTCGCTAGCACCGACCCGCCAAAGCCGGCGGCCGTAGCCGTCGTGGCGGCTGCCGATCCGGAGGGAGAGGACGAGCAGGCGAAGGAGATGGCAGCCGCCATCGCGGGCCTGAAGGACCTCGTCACGTCACTCGCGGGCGTACCGGCCGCTATCGCGGCGCTCGAGAAGGACGTGGCGGACCTGAAGAAGACGGACGACGAGAAGGTCGCGGCCCTCCTGGCGCCCCGCGCCCGCGTCGCGGCTGAGGCGGCGTCTGCCAAGGCGGGCAACGTTCCGGGCGACGAGCTCGTGGAGCTCGTGACGGGCGGGGGCAAGGAAGCGCCTGGCGCTTCGCCCGTCAGCGTCTACGTACAGGACCTCATGCGCCAGAACGGCGTGCCGGTCAGTTAGCCCTCGACGAGGGAGGAAGAGCAAGGAAGCCATGGAAGACGTACAGGTGCTCGACGCTCTCGTCGCGGCGCTCGCGCCGCGGATGGAGCAGTACAAGGCACGCCAGTTCGGCATCGGCTATAAGCACGACGCCCCTGGCGCGCCCATCACGGCTGGCTACAGCCACGGCCCCGGTGGACTCCTGACGTTCCCCGGGGTGGACCCGCTCATGTTCCACACGGTCATGGGGGCGCACTCGCTGCTGGACCAGATTCCGGCGACGCCTTCGCTCTACACCGACCCGACGTACTACACCATCACGGGTGTGCGGGCCGACACGGGTTCGGAGAAGGACGGCGTCTGCGACAACGCGCCCGTGGCGGGCCTGATGAAGGCGTGCCTCGTGCATTCGGTGTTCGGGCGGTACGAGCGCGCGACCCAGGAGCTGGAGGTCAACCGCGTCGGGCAGCGGATCGACCGCGCCGACCCGCTGGACCTGCGGCTGATCGGCACGCCACTCGCCCAGACCGGCATCTTCGGCGCGGGTCCGGAAAGCCCCGCCACGCCCGCCGACCTCTTCACCAATGAGGTGGCGCGGAAGTTCTGGGAGCGGAACGTCTCGTTCCACCGGCTGCTGGGGCGCCAGCTCTGGCGCGGCAACCCGGCGAATAACGCGGGCGCCGGTGGCTACAAGGAGCTGACCTCGATCCCGATCCTGGTCAACACGGGCTACGTCGATGCCGAAACGGGCGCGGCGTGCGCCGCGATGGACTCGTACATCAAGCCGTTCAGCTACCTGCCGATCGGCGGCAACTGCTCCGCCATCGTGGCGGCCATCACGGACATGTACTACCAGGTCAAGGACCGGGCCATCCGGACGGGCGTCATGCCGGTCCGGTGGGTCTTCGCCATGCGCCCTCAGCTCTTTTACGAGCTGACCGCATGCTGGCCTTGCAGTTACCTCACGTACAAGTGCGAGGTCTCGGGCAACCAGCGGATCAACATCGACGGGCAGGACGCGGTGAGATTCCGCGACGAAATGCGGGCCGGCCGCTACCTCCTGATCGACGGCGAGCGCGTCGAGGTGATCGTCGACGACGGCATCCCCGAGACGAACAACACGAACGACGCGAACGTGCCGTCCGGTTGCTTCGGAACGGACATCTTCCTCCTGCCGATGAGCGTGATCGGCGGCCAGTCGACGCTCTACCTGGAGTACTTCCAGTACCAGAACCCGGCTGTGCAGGAGGCGTTGGGCCAGATGGTCCTGGGTCGGATCGAGGGCGCGTTCATCACGTGGCCTCGCCAGACCAACCTCTGTGTTCAGTGGCAGAGCAAGATCGAACCGCGGCTCGTCCTCCGGACGCCGTGGCTCGCGGCTCGCCTGACGCACGTGGTCTACTGCCCGGCCCAGCACACGCGCGAAGCCTTCCCCGAGGACCCGTACTTCACCGACGGCGGCAAGACGAGTCGGCCGGGGCCGAGCTTCTACAACATCTGGAGCAGCCAGGGGTAGAAGCCACCTCCGGGCGGCTAACCGGGGGGCGGCGGCGAGCCTTCGCCGGGACAACCGTCGCCCCCCGGAGACAAATCCGGATGCGACAAGAGGGGAGGCCGAAAGGTCCTCCCCTCTTGTGTTACCCATCGTGCCGGCGTAGACTCGCGCCAGAATATCCGGCGGAGGCACTCCCGTGGCTAAATCCCCAGCACCTCGCCCAGGTCTCTCTGGTCGCGTCCTGATTACCGGGGGATCAGGATTCTTAGGCCGCGCCATTCTGCGGCGCGCCGCCCGCGAGAACTGGCCCGCGCGCTTCACCATCTACTCCCGCGATGAGACGAAGCAGTGGGAGCTCAAGCATCGCTACCCGAACGCCAATTGCCTGCTTGGCGACGTCGCGCGCGACCTGCCGCGGCTGATCGCCGCGATGGCGGGCCACGACACCGTGATCCACGCGGCTGCCGTCAAGTACATCCCCGAGGCGGAAAAAAATGTCTTCGAGACAGTCGAAGTCAACGTTACGGGTTCGCTCAACGTCGCGCTTGCGGCCCACGCCGCCGGTGTCGCGATGGTCGTGGGGATCTCGACTGACAAGGCGTGCGCGCCTCTCAACCTCTACGGCGCGACCAAGATGGTGATGGAGCGGGCCTTCGCGGAAGCGAACCGCCTCGGGCCGACCCGCTACGTCACGGTGCGGTACGGCAATGTCGTCGGGTCGACCGGCAGCGTGATCCCGCTGTTCCGGCGCCAGCTCGGTGAGAGCGGCCGCATAAGCGTCACGGATCCGCGCATGACGCGCTTCTGGCTCGGCGTCGACCAGGCGATCGACCTCATCCTCTGGGCAGCGGAGGGCGCGGGTGTCTTTCCGGGCCACACCTTCATCGACGCGTGTCCCGCCATGAGCATCGTGGAGCTCGCGGGCGCGGTGTACGCGCGCTGGTGCGCCGACCAGGGGCGTGAGGTCGACGCCAGGATGCCGATCGACTTCGTTGGCATCCGGCCGGGGGAGAAACTCACGGAGCAACTCTTCAACGAGCAGGAGGCTCCCCGGATCATGCGGGCTGGGCTCTCCTCCGAGTCAGAGGGATTCATCCTCGCGCCCGCGACGGCCCTGGTCTCCTCTCCAATGCAGATCACACCGGATCAGATCACACGGGCGCGGGCGGGATTGTCAGACTACTCCCAGCCGATCATGATCAGCACGGTCGACGAGGGCTATTCGTCCGGGTCGCCTAGTCGCTGGCTTAGCGTCGAGGAGATGATCGAACTCATGCGGGACGCGGAGGGGGTGTAAAGATGGCGTTAGGCGTTCGCATCGACGAGGGCACGCGGCCGAACCTGCGCCTGCGCGCGCTGTCGCGTGGGCCCACGTCCAAGCACATGCGACCCAGCAGAATCGAGGGCATGACGGCCCATGGAATGACGAGCCGTGCCCTCCGCCAGATCCTCTCGGCCGGCGCACTAGCACCCCACCTTGCCCAGCGGCGCGCTGCGGCTCACCCAGAACTACGTCGGCGTCGGAAGGTCGAGCGCCAGGCGCGCCGGCGCGGGAGGCGGGCGGCGTGACGCCGCCCCACCTCTGCCTCCTGCTGCTCACGTATGACCGCTTCGAATACGCGGAGCGGACGCTCCGCTCGGCCCTCGACAACCTGCGGTACTCCGGGCCGCTGAGCGTCCACATCGCGGACGACGGCAGCCCGGGGGACTACCGCGAACGCTTGCAGGAGATCGCCGGCGGCTACGCCCAGGTCCAGGGCGTGTCCGTCTCGAACTCCGGACGCCGCGGGTACGGCGCGAACTTCAACCTCGCGCTGCAGGCGATCCACTCCTACGCTGACGTCGTCCTGCCACTGGAGGACGATTGGCAACTGCAGCGGCCGCTTGACCTCGACGAGCTCGTCAGCGTGTTCGCCGAGGCGGAGTGGCCCGGCTGCATCCGGCTCGGCTACCTGGGTTTCACCCAGCCGCTGCAAGGCCAGATCGTCAGCCTTGCGGGTCGGCTTTATCTCTACCTCGCGCCCGATTCGCCCGAGCCCCACGTCTGGTCCGGCCACCCGCGGCTCGAGACGCGGCGCTACCAGCGCGACGTCGGTCCCTGGACCGAGGGTCTCGACCCCGGCACGACGGAGTTCGAGGTAGCGCACCGGCCTGCCGCCCGCCAGGGCGTGCTGTGGCCGCTGGACTTGTGCCTGCCGGCGAGCCAGCATGGGGCGTCGCTCTTTGCCCACATTGGTGCTCAGCGCGCGGCTTGGCCCTGAAGGAGGCTATCGTGGATCTGCCGCCCATCACGATCGTCATGACGCTCTTTATCCCGCCGACAGAGGGAGGCTTTGCACGCTTAAAAGGCGCGAAACAAACGCTCCTCTCCTGGGGGCGGCACATGAAGTACGGCGGCCCGCTCCGCGTCCACATAGTGAACGACTCGACGGAGTTGGACCCCACGGAGGTGGAGGGTGGCGCCGACGCCTTGACGCGCTTCTCCGCCTTCGACGTGCGGGTGGACCACACGCGCGGGGTCGGGCTCGGGGGCGGCTTCAACGTCGGCGTCCAGAAGGCGCTTCTCGAGAGTCCGCTGGTTCTGTACGCCGACGACAGCTACAGCCTCGTGGAGGATATCGACCTGACGCCCTGGGCGCGTGTGCTCCTTGAGCACGAGGACATCGGCGCCGTCTCGCTCATGCCGCCGCGGCCCGGCCTGACGGGCGGCTACTGCGGCTACTTTCACAACATCCGGACGGAGGGCGTGGCGGGCATGACGTTCCCGAAGGAAGGGTACGTTTGGAACGGCCGTCCGCTTCTGTACCACGCGCGCTTCTTCGCGGCTTACGGCCTCACGCCCGAGGGCTGTTCTGGCTACGAGTGGGAGAACACGTACAGCGAGCACTACAACGCGACGCCGGGTCCGAACGTGCTCTTCGGCTTCGTTGACGCCTGGCAGCACGTCTGGTCCGGCGTCCGCCTCGGGGACAAGCCTCCGGGCTGGAAGGGGTAAGCCATGCAGGACATTCGCGCTCCAACGTTGGCCGAATTCTGGCCGGTGGCGCCTCACCTCGGCGGCCTACCATCGGTCGAGGAGTTCCGGCGTCTTCATCCGGGCAACGGTCCATGCGGGGAACAAGTTGCGGAGGACTTCGGCGGTGGTTCTTGCTGCCGTCCGCCGAACCATGTTGGTGTCTGTGTGAGCGCTGCGACGCCTCCGGGCTGGAAGGACTAGGCCATGCGCCCCGAAGTTAAGCAAGCCGTGACGGAGTGGGCCGCCCTCTACCTCCGGGAGGCGAAGACGATCGTCGAGATCGGCTCGATGGACGTGAACGGGAACCTCCGCGACATCTTCAAGGGCCAGGACTACATCGGCGTGGACATGCGGCCTGGCGACAACGTCGACGTCGTCCTGAACGCCCACCGCCTCCGCGACCGCTTCCCCGGGGCGTCCGTCGACGCCGTGATCTGCTGCGACACCTTCGAGCACGATGACGCCTTCTGGGAGACGCTGCGGGAGATCCGCCGCGCCCTCAAGCCTGGCGGCTTCTTCGTCTGCTCCGTGCCGACGATCGCCTACACGACCTATCATCCGCACCCGGACGACTACTGGCGCTTCACGGGGTCGGCGTTCTTCAACCTGATCATGAGCCCGCTCTACTACCACCTAGTCGACCGGCGGGACATCCGCACGACGGGCGACGTCGACACCTACGCGGCGATCGGGCGGCGGCGATGACTCGCTCGAAGAGGACCTGGCATCTCCGCCTTGCGAACGGCTCGGCGGCCTGCGACTTTCGCTGGCAGGGTGACACGCCGGAGCCGGAAGAGGTAACCTGCCGTCGCTGCAAAGGGACGTGGGTCTTCCGGACGCTGGCTGCGGGGGCGGCCAAATGAAGATCGACCTCGGCTGCGGCGTGAACAAGCCCGAGGGCTACGCCGGGATCGACCGGCTGGCCCTTCCCGGCGTCGATGTTGTCCATGACCTCTCGACCGGCATCCCATGTGCCGACGACGACGTGGAGGGCATCCGGGCCCGCGACTTCTTCGAGCACATGCCCGCCATCATCCCGATCTTCAACGAGTGCTGGCGCGTCCTGAAGGCCGGCGGTGAGCTGGCGCTGGAGGTGCCGCGCTTCCCCCACGTCGACGCGGTCAAGGACCCGACGCACATCAGCTTCTTCGCTGTGGAGACGTTCACGGAGTACCTGGCTGGCCCGGACCGCTTGGAGGCAGAGTATGGGATGCGCCTCTGGGACATCGTGATGATCAACTTCAGCGAGCGCCGTATCTGGGCGACGCTGCGGCCGCGGGGGAAGGCATGAGCGAACTGATCGCCGGCAGGCCGGGGCTTGAGGTCTGGCGCGCGACCGATGGCATTCTCAAGATCGGCGGCTGGGAGATGGAGCGGAACAACATCGCCGGCCTCCAAAACGAAGCGCGAATGCTCCGCCTCATGGAGGGGACGGGCTTTGCGCCCCGCCTCCTGGGCGAACCCCGCCTCCTGGACGGAGAATGGCGCCACGACGGACGCTTCGCCACGCTCCAGGAAGACGTTGGGCCGACGCTGAAGAACGGCGCCATCGTCAAGGACCCGGTGCGTTTCCGGCGCAACTGCATCTATCTCCTCCAGGCTCTCCGGAGCCGCGGCATCCGTCATGGCGACCTCACGACGACGAACCTCGCGCTCCGTGAAGGGGACGTGGCCGTCGCGCTCGACTGGCAGGAGAGCCGCCTCTTCGACGAACCGGGCGAGGACAAGCAGCCGCACAGCGACTCGTACCTCCTCTGGCAGCGCCTCGCGGAGGCGGGGCTGGACGAGGGCCGCATCATGCGCCGCTGGATGGCCGTCTTGGCCGACCTGGGCGGCGACGTCGGCACGGAGAAGCTCAAGGGCAAGCGCCTGCTGGACCTCGGGTGCTTCCAGGGCGACTTCTGCGGATTGGCTGCAGCCGAGGGCATGGAGGCCACGGGCTTCGACGCCGATGCCGTGAGCATTGCGGTGGCCCGAGGACTCTGGGGCAAGGTCGCGAGTTTCGAGTGCGCCGACGTCACGAACGTATCCTACGGGGCTGATGCGGTTCTGCTCTTCTCGACTTGGCCCTACGTTCTCCGCAACCATGGACCAGCGATCGCGGAGCGCCTCCTCCGGGAGATCCTCGCCCAAGCTGATCGGCTCTACTTCGAGACACAGCTCGCCGGCGACGGCCCGGGTCCGGACTTCCTCGCGACGGACGAGGACGTCGGCAACTACCTCGCGCGCTTCGGAACGGCACGATCACTCGTCTCCATCCCGGTCGCGGGTCGCGCCGCGTCCCGAACGGTCTGGATGGTCACGCGGTGAAGGCACTAGTCGTGATCCTCTTCCTTGCGTCGCTCGTGGCGGCCATCGTGACGGTCGGGTCTCTCCTCTTCGGGTCCGCCTCGACCTTCGCCGGACGCTTGACAGCCGTCCTCCTCCTCTGGTGGGTCACGCTCGCGGCCGTGATCGCGCTGTCAGGGAGCAACAGGTGCTAGTGTTTGCCGAGATCGCGGCCCGCTTCGAAGCAGAGGCGCCGGTCAAGCGGCTGTGGATCGTGTGCTGCGACATGGGCACGCGCCTTCCGGCCTGCCGCGTCTGCGCCGGCGCGCTCTCCGGACGCCAACGGGTCTATTGCTCGAGCGCCTGCAGCCGCGAGTGGGACGTCAACCATGCATGGGGATTCGCCAGTGCCGAGGCTCTTCGCCGTGCGGAGTTCCGCTGCTCGGCCTGCGGGGCGAAGGAAGAACTTAACCGGCAGCCTGCGATCAAGAGTTACTTCCACCACCCCGTCGTCTCTAGCCTGGAGGTCCATCACGTCGTTCCGCTCCAGGGCCGCTACCGCAGCACCACATGCATGAACCACCAGGAGAACCTTCAAGTGCTGTGCTCAGCGTGTCATCAGAACGTGACGGCCCGCCAGCTCAACCCGCAGGCTGCAGCCGCCCGCGATGCCCAGGTCGCGCTCGCCCTCAAGGAGACGCCATGAGGTCAGTCCATATCTATCCTTCATTCGGCGGCGAGGACCAGGGCGACGGTGGCGTCCGGCGCGTCGCGGAGGCGCAGGCTCGTCACCTGCCGGCGTTCGGCTTCGAGCCGGTTGCGAGCCCCGAGGACGCGGAGATCATCGCCTGCCACATCACCGTCCCGACGAGCTACGTCCGGCTCTATCCCGAGAAGCCGCTGGTGGCGCACTGCCACGGTCTCTATTGGGCCCAGTACGATTGGGCGAATTGGGCACTCAAGGCGAACGCCGACGTCATGGAGCTGCTGCGCGTCGCGGACGCCATCACGGCGCCGTCCGAGTGGGTCGCGCAGGCGATGCGGCGCCACACCTCCCGGCCCATCACGGTCGTGCCGCACGGCGTAGACTTGGACGAGTGGACCGGCGGCACGCCCCAAGGCTATGTCCTCTGGAACAAGACGCGGCTCGATCCCGTCTGCGACCCCGCGCCCGTCACGGCCCTCGCGGCCCTCATGCCGGACGTGTTGTTCGTCTCCACCTTTGGCAGCGAGAACCTCTGCGAATGCCCCGAGCCCGAGCAGCGCCACGACGCCACCTGTCGGCTCAATGATCCCCGCTTCTTCGAGCGGCTCGGTCGTCTCGCAGGCTTGACGACTGCCGGTTCCACCGAGGGGCACAACCTCTTCCGCACGTATCGTCTTCCCTACGCCCTGGCGCGCGATTTCGTCCGCAACGCTTCCGTCTACCTCGCTACCGCCAAGGAGACGTTCGGCATCGGCACGCTCGAGGCGCTGGCGGCCGGCATCCCGGTCGTGGGATTCCGCCACGGCGGCCAGGCCGAGATCATCGAGCAGGGCCGCGACGGCTGGCTCGTGGAGCCGGGGGACGTCGAGGGCCTGGCGGAAGGCGTACGGTGGGCCTTGGCGAATGGTGAGGCGGCGGCGGCGGCGTGCCGCGCGAAGGCGGCCTTGTTTCCATGGGAAGGCGCGGCGCGGAAATACGCCGACCTCTACGAGACCGTTATTTCCAGGGCCGAGAGCAAGCGCACGAGCCCTGCCGTCTCCGTGATCGTGACGGCCTACAAGCTCGACGCCTACCTGGGCGACTGCCTCGTGTCGGTCCTGCGGCAGTCGAGCGACGATTGGGAGTGCATCGTGGTGGACGACGCGTCGCCGGACCAGTGCGGCGCGATAGCGGACGAGTTCGCCCGCCTGGATGACCGCTTCCGCGTGATCCACAACGAGACGAACCAGTACCTCGCGGGCGCGCGCAACACCGGCATTGCGGTCGCGCGCGGCCCCTACATCCTGCCGCTGGACGCGGACGACATGCTGGCGCCGGACGCCCTCACGCTCCTGGTCTCCGCGCTGGACGCCGACCGGACGATCCACATCGCGTACGGCTGCGTCCGGTTTGTCGACGAGGATGGCAAGACCGCGACGGACTACCACGTGGCGGGCCAGGAGGCGGGCCACTCCGGCTGGCCGCTGCCGTTCGAGTTCGAGCGCCAGGCCAAGGGCCTGAACTACCTCCCCTACGCCTCGATGTACCGGCGGGAGGTGTGGGAGTGGACCGGCGGCTACCGCCAACGCTGCCGGACGGCTGAGGACGCGGACTTCTGGATCCGCGCCAGCTCCTACGGCTTCCGTCCTCGCTACGTCACGCCGGCCGATACGCTGATTTACCGGAACCGCGAGGGCTCGATGAGTCGAGAGATCGGCAGGCGGGAGTGGATTCGGTGGTTCCCCTGGGGGGCGGACCTCGCCCTCGCGCCGGCGGGAGCCATCACGCGGCAGCAGCTCGCCGTCCCGAGCTACGATCCACCCGCCGTCAGCATCGTCATTCCCGTCGGGCCGGGGCACCAACACCTCCTGATGGACGCGCTCGACTCACTGGATGCCCAGAGCTACCGCAAGTGGGAGGCGATCGTGGTAAACGACACGGGCGCGCCGCTCCCGAACCTGCCGGCGTGGGCCCGCGTGATCGAGCCCGACCGCGGCCCTGATCCGGGCGGACCAGATCCAGGTGAGCCCGGGTTCGTGAAGCGGTTTGAGAAGCAGTGGGCGTATGGCAGATTTGGTGGCGTGGCGGCGGCTCGGAACGCCGGCATCGCGCACGCCCGCGCCGACCTCTTCCTGCCGCTTGACGCCGACGACCTTCTGGAGCCAGATGCCCTTCAGTGGCTCCTGACGGCCTATGAACAGGCGGGCGGTGGTGTCATAATCTACCCGGACTTCTGGGAGGACCCGGAGGAGCCGGGGCGATTCCGACCGTATGCCTGCCCCGATTTCGACCCCGCCCTCCTGATTCGAAGAGGCGCGCTGCATCCCGTGACGGCCCTCACGCCCGTGGCGTTCTGGCGTGAGGTCGGCGGGTACGACGAGGAGGTGCCGTGCTGGGAGGATTGGGCCTTCGCTCTCGCGTGCGCCGAGCGAGGCCTGTGTTCTCAGCGCCTTCCCGCCCCGCTCTTCACCTATCGCAAGCACACGGGCGCGCGACGGGAGGAGAACCAGGCGGCCTTCGACGACTGTCGGGACGCGATGCAGGCGCGCTTCGGCCACTTCTGGGACGGAGGTAAGGACATCATGAGTTGTGGATGCAGGAAGACCGGACCCGTCGATTCGCCCGCCGGCCCGCGCTACAGTCGCGCGGCCGCGCCGCCGGCGGCGGACGCCGTCCAGGTGCGGTACGTGGGGAACAAGATGGGCTCGATCCTCTTTAAAGGGCCGAGCGGCACGGTCTACTCGTTTGAGGCCGGCGACCCGGCGCGGTGGGCACTGGCGGCCGATGTCGAGTACTTCACTGGCCGCCCGGACTTCCAGGTCCTGGCGGCTGGCGGCGCGATGGCGATGGTGGGGCCGGAGGCCACGCCCTTCCTTGTGGCGGAGGGACCGCCCGTGCGGGAGCCGAGTCGCGAGCCCGTCGCCGTGCCGGCAGGCCACGCGATCGACGGCAGCCAGGCGGTGGCGCGCGCCCTAGCGGGCGAGCACGGCGGCATGACGGTCGAGCGCGAGACGGAGGAGGGGGTAGACCGCGAGGAGTACGCCAGCGAGCAGGAACTGGAGTCAGTCGACATCCGGGACGTCGATCCGGAGTTGGCGATCGCCGCCTTCATGGGCCTGGGCCTGAGCCGCGAGGAGGCGGAGAAACGCGTGCGGCCCGAGGCATGACCTACCACCACGAGCCGACGCCTTGGCGCTCGCCGCTCGACGGCGGCCATCCGATCCTTGACCCCCTCCGCGATGCGATAGACCACGTCAAGCAAGCGGCCGCATCGGGGGCAGGTGTCAACAAGGCGGTGCTCCGCGGTGAGATCGCGACCCTCAAACACCATATGGCGTTTCTGGAAGCCAGAGCGCACGAATGATGGAGGAGTTGGTCCTCGTCGGACTTGCCGCCTGGCGGCTCGCGATCCTGTTGCTGAACGAGGCGGGGCCGCTCGACGTCCTCGTACGCCTTCGGCGCCTTGTCGGCGTGCCGGCGGTCGGGGAGGTCGAGGGCTTCCTCCCGACGATCTTCTCCTGCATCCTCTGCATGTCCGCCTACACGACGGCCGCGACGTTCGGGCTCTACGAGATCGCGGGGCCGCTCTACGTTCTACCGATCGCCGCCTGGGGGCTGGTCGTGCTGGTCGACCGCTTCATCCGCGCCTACTGAATCGCCCCACTCCTCCGGATCGCCGAAGAGCTCCCGCCAGAGGCGCTCCTCGTAGACCTTTATCTGACGAATATCGTTGCGTTCCTTGCCCTTGAGCTGTCGCATGGAGTGCGTGACGGCACCGGCGCGGGACGCTGCCACCACCTTGATGCGCACGTCGCTGTCGCGGAGGCTGACGGCCACGAAGTACACGGTCGCGTTCGAACGGCCAGGTCTTGCGGGCATCAGCCCTCGACCTCCGGGAAGGCGAAGGCGCGGAGCGCCTCCAACCGCTTGATTGTCTCGTCGAGATCGCAGAGGTGAATGTCGTCCACCTCCTCGGCCATCGGGACGTTGAAGTACCGGCGGAACTGAACGCAGCCATCGTATCGGAGCGTCGCCTCCCACCACCCCTTCGGACTCACGACCCGGCGCGTAGCCTCGCCGTCCTCGGCCAGAACCCACCAGGGCGGGCCGTCCTCAGTCAGGTCAAGTTCCTTCTCAGCAGCGTGACGCTCCTCTGGTTCCGGCGGATCGTGAGCATCCGGCCAGACCTCCGGGGCCTGGAAGCCTGGCGGGATCACCACCACTTGGCTCGCGCGCGGCGCGAGCTGGGGAAGCCGCCTGCGTAACTCGGCGTTCTCCTCGCGCAGCCGCGCCATCTCAGCCGCCGGGTCACGGTGGCCGGTGCCGAGACAGTCGTCACAATCCCGCCAGAGTTTACCGTCCAGAAAGTCAACCCAGAAGCCTGTGTAGCCATCACATACTTGGCAAGCGTCTTCGCCTTCATAGAGTCGAACTAGGACTGGCGCGTTCATCGGATTCCTCCTACGTCAACCACCGTGTTGACGATTCAAAGCGTAGAATCACCAGCCATAGAGGGACTGCGCCACGATCATCGGCGACTCGTCTATGTGGATCTCGAACCAGTCGATGCCAAGCATCAGCGCAACCTCTCTCGCGCCCACTCAAGGTCGTGGGCCTCGTCGCTCCAGCCCTTGAGCCGCGTCTCCACCAGCGCGTATGGGCAGACGGGATCGTGGTCCAAGTAGTTCGGGCAGTCCGTCGGGCCGACGGAACCGAGCAACTCTACCTCGGCCGTCCAGTGGTTGACGGCGTAGACGTCGCCCGTCTCGTGGACGGCGCTGACGCGGTAGCGTGGGCCGCGCGGTATTGCCGAGCCGTCCGTCCACCAAGCTCCGAAATCTGACTCACCGCTCCGCTCGCCGCCCCGCGCGTCATAGAAGTCCTTGATCGTCGCGAATTTCACAGCATGTCCTCCGTCATGGCGGCGATCGCGCCGATGTCGTCGCCCAGGAGGTCGAACAGCACACGCGACTTCGTCGCCAGTTCCGCCGCCTCCGGTCCGACCTCGTTGTGCCGGTTGCCAAACACGCCGCAGCCGTCCTTGGCGAACGCCCGCCTCGCGGCGGTGAAGGTCATGCCCGATAGGTCCTCGAATTCCCCGATGTCCCACGGCTCGGCGCAAATGGGGCAAAGAACGTCCATCACTCCTCCTTCATCGCCACAGCGATGGCGGCGCGGATGGCCTCTTGGTGGTATGTGGCATAGTGCGCCAAACGGGCATCCGTGCCTGGTAGCCTGTACTCGCCCGCCTTGTCAACGATAGCGGTGAGAAGAACCTCAACGCGTGTGAGCGTCTCCAGCAGTTCCGGCGCGGCGACGATCAGGCGGGCGTCTGCGGCCGGATCATCCCGCCCCGACGACCAGTCAAGGCAAATGGACGCCACGATTTTGTAGCCGGCCCAGATGTCAAGCGTTGGGCTTCCGCGGTCGTCCTCTCCGCCCTTGATCTGCCATGCCTCTCGTTTGATCACTCGAAGACCTCCCCTCTCCTCACTATGTGGTCGCCTCCTTTGCCCCAACGGGGCGCGCTTGATGATCCAGCGAGCGGCGTTCGCCGTCCTGGCAGAAGCTGCAGGTCTGGCCGTCGGCATAGCGGCCCTGGCCGTGGCAGCGCTCACACTTCACCATCTTCCACCGGAACGGGTCGCCGTCCTCGTGCTCCCAGCCGTCGTCCTGCTGGCTCCAGTGGATCGGCTCGAAGCAGCCGGCGCATTGCGGCCCGGCGCCGCCCGGCGCGCGTCCCGAGCAGGTGGCGCAGATGACGGGGAAGGACCGGACGCGGTCGATTACCCGGAAGCAGCGGTCGCCCGCGCCAATCAGGGCGTCGCACTCGAGGCAGCGCCACTCGACCCGCAGCCTCGTGGGGAAGAGACGTCGGTCTCCGGGGATCATACCTGTCCAGCCTGCAGCGATCCGCCGCGTTGGTGATAGTCGTGCGCGTCGAAAATGGGGATTCCGTGGGCAGCCGAGTACAGGGCCTTCCCGCAAATCCCGCAGTAAATGAGGTGGATGAAGCGCCCGCACTGGCAGCGCGGCGCCCCGTCCGCTTCCGCCCGTGCGTTCAAGCGCTTGAATTCAGCCCACTCGGCCTCGAAGGCAGCGTCCATCTCAGCGACGTCGGAACTCACCGGAACACCCCGGATCGGAGGTCCAGGCCATGCTGGGCGCACAGGTCGCGGAACGCCTTCTGCACCCGCTCCGTCTCGGCGTGCGCCTCGCAGTCCTCGCGGGACCCGAGCCGCCAGTCGCGGCCGCAGGTGGTGGATAGTTGCACCAGCTCGCCGCGGGCCTTGTAGCCTACCAGGACGGCGAGCCGGTTGACGCCCGCCTCGGACGAGGATCGCCGCACGACCATCCGGACGATCCGGTCGCTGATGGCGTCGTCGAGGGCGTCGCGCTCGAGTTCGATCACGAACGCCTCGATCTCGTCGAAGTGAACCGTCATGGGGCCGCCTCTTCCTTCGCCCAGAGTATCGCGTAGCCGGGGCGACGAGGGAAGTCCTCGCCGGCCCGCCTCCGCGCGACTCAATTCGCCTGCGGCGTGCCCCGATCCTCCCACGCCAGTTCCGGCAGGTCCTCGTAGGCAATCGAACACTCCAGCCCGAAGCGCTGCAGCTCCCTGTCCTCCGTCTCGATAATCCACCGGCCATCGACGAAGTCCAAGATGGTGAAGCGGATGCCGGCCCAGATAACGACGGCGACATCCCCGTCCGCAGCTTCGAGAAGGGCGGGCGTCTCGCGCATGAGCGTCTGGTTATATTCGGCCATCAGTACCACCCCTCCTCCCGCGCGCTCTCGCGCAGGCCGTTCAGCTTCGCCACGAGCCGCGCCTTCATGACGTCGTACGCCAGGCGGCCCGTGTCGAGCGCCTCCTCGATCTCCTTCGCCGTCGTGCCGGGCGTGATGCCTGACAGGTGGAGCGCCGCCTCCGCCATCTGGAAGGGCTTAAACTGCACCTTCATTCCGACCGTCACGGCGAGCTTGAGGCCAGACGTCTCGTCCGGCCCTTCCTCTCCCGGCATCATGACGTCCGCCGCCCCGCCACCTTCGCTCGGCTGCCCGCCAGCATCCGGATGGCCTCGTCCAGCGCGCCCTCGCGGACAAGGGCCAATCCAAGGAGTGGGTCGCGTCCTGCCTCGAGCTGCCGCAGTACCAAGATCGAGGCTGCCCGGAAGATCCGCTCCGCCTCGGTTGCGGCATACGCTCCCTTCTTCGAAACCATGACGTGGACGACACGGCGGTCCTTCCGGTCTCGCGTCCTCGCGAGGTAGCCCTTCTCCTCCAGCCGGTTGAGCAGCCCGGAGATGCTGTGCGTCTCCTGCAGGAGCTGCGTTGCGATCTCGCTTGGCGTGACGCCTGGCTGAACCGCCGCGAGCATCAAAAGCCGCGCACACGCCGGCCCCACGTCCTGCGTCGCCTCTTCTCGCTGCAGCGCGAGTTCCACCAGCCGCTCCACGCCCGTGGCGGCATTACATAGGAGGATCGCCACTGGCGTCTCCTGCGCGTCGCGGGCTTGTCGCTGTGTCATGTTCCTATTCCCCTTCCCGCCGCGTTCAGGCGGCGCTTCTCTCCATCGGGGCGTTCGCCTAGCTGACGGATTCGAGGTCCGAGATGATGGCGGCGTGCCCCTCCGGGCAGCTCGCCGGGCTCGGCTCGCGCGTGACGAACGAGTGCATGCAGGAGCTGCAGAACCACCGGGTCTGTCCCTCCAGGACTCCCTTCTGATTCGGCGTCCGGCTGATGTTCTTGAAGCCCGCCGGCTTCTCCGTGGCCGGCCTTCGCGCCGGCACACCGATCTCGACCGCCTCGCGGATCAACTCCGCGCCGTTCGAGCCCCGGTCGCTGAGGTGCCAGAAGCGCGGCCCTTGGCACGCCTTCTTCTGCGTCAGCGCCTGCCCGGCTGCCGAGAGGCTGGTGAAGACGACGCCGTGGCGCGCGTGCTCGTTGCCCTGCACGATCACAACGACCGTCTTCCCGTCCCGGTCCTCCACCTTCGCCTTGTAGGTCTCGCCCTTGTAGGGCGCGACCAGTTCCTGTCCGATCTCGAGCTGTGCCTTTGCGGCCATCGTTCCTCCTTCGGCGTTTGGAATTGATGAGCAGCCTTCGCCGTTCGACCGCCCGCCCCAGCGCAGACGTCTGGACGTCTGCCTGCCGAGGCGCGGGGCCGTCCTCGAACCTAGCGATCTCGAGCTTGGTTCGCTTGGCCGAGAACCAGCAGTACTCGCATGTCTGGGGGATTATATACTTGACACTAGGCTGAGAATCAGTTAGACTCATCTTGTGATGAGACAGGCTTCCCAACTTCAGGCTCTTTCTCATTCGGATCATCCTTCTCGTGGGCCACACGGTGTAGCTCGTCGCGCACTGGTTTCGGGAACAATTTCTTCATCGCTTCTTCGGTCGTCCACTCGGTCGGCTTCTTCTTACGTCGCGGCATAGGAGCACTCCCATGAAAACAGCGGATATGAATGTGATGAAGCTAACGGATTTGTTCCATAGTGACGAGCGCTGCCGTGCCTACCTTGAAGCTCTACGCTGGCCCGATGGCCTGGCATGCCTACGCTGCCAAAGCACCAAGATTTCGCGGAGCTACAAGCGCAACCAGTTTGTCTGTGATTCATGCGGCTACAACTTCTCCGTTACGGCTGGTTCCATCTTCCACGATACCAAGCTCGGCCTGCCCAAGTGGTTCATGGCCGTCTATCTCATGTGCGAATCGAAGAAAGGCATGAGCGCCAACCAGATGAAGAGGACGCTGGGCGTGTCCTACAAGACGGCCTGGTATCTCTGCCACCGCATCCGCGCCGCCATGAGGGATGCCAGCGTGGGGATGCTCAGCGGTATCGTAGAGGTTGACGAGACCTACGTCGGTGGCAAGGTGAGGGGTCGGGGCCGGGGCTACCGCGAGAACAAGACAATGGTGGTCGGCGCTATCCAGCGCGGCGGCAACGTTCGGCTCAAGGTCGAAAAGCGGGCTGACCGCAAAACGCTCCACGCCTTCATCAAGGCATATGTGGGCGACGACGCCGAAGCGATCCACACGGACGAATGGCCGGCCTACTTGGGCATCGCCGACAAGAACACCCGGCACGAGACGGTCAACCACCGGCAAGAAGAATGGGTCCGGGCCGACGTTCACACCAACACCGTAGAGGGAGTCTGGTCGCTGTTCAAGCGCTCTATCGTCGGCTCGTACCATCAGCTTAGCGAGAAGCACATGGACGCCTACCTGGACGAGATGGCGTGGCGGTTCAACCAGCGTCACAACCCCTACCTGTTCCGCGATACGTTGGTCAAGCTAGTAAAGGCCGAGACGCTGGAATACAAGTCGCTAATTTCCTGACTCCTAAATGTCGCAACCATCAAGATGAAGCCTTCTCAAGTACTTCGCGGGGCATTGGTATGTACTCGTTGTTCAAATCCAGGAAGGTCTTGAGGCCCTTCCTATCAATTCCGCCTGACAAGATTCTCACCTGATCGATCAAGGAATCGTGTCGCTTCACCCATTGGCCGATGGCTTCAAGGTCTGCCAACGTTCCGATCCTAGAGCTGTGCCATACGAATGCTCCGGCAAACAGGTAAATGCTGCAATATCGAATGAACGCGCCCTCTAACTCGGCAGGGCTTCCTTTGACTATGAGGTCCTGCACATTGCGTAGCGCCTCGCCATAATGCGGCTCGAACGCATAATCCCTAAAGTACCTCGCGGACAGCCCTTGCCAGCCACCATTCGTGAAGCACTGGTCAAAGATCGCCTTGAGGACAGGACGGAGCGCATCAAAGGCAGGGATAGCGTAAGAATTGCACAATAAGACAAGTTGTTCATCTGGCGGTTCGGACTCGTTAACGGGTGTTGCCGATATGACAGCGAGAGGCGCGGCGCTCCAAATCTTCTCGAATGCACCCAAGAGACGCGAGTAAAGCGGGTCTTCTCTAAGAACCTTGAAGTTTGGCCGTTCAAGTGAAAACGGCGTCAGTACCTCTGCTCGAATTGAACCATCCCGTTCGTTCGGTTCGAGGATCGTCATGCCCAGGATGGGGCCGTCGAACCACCTGACCTCAACGTTGTGCGCCTGCGCTTCGCGGGTAGCTTGTTCAATTGTCTGTCTGAGATGGCTTTCAGTTTCGCCTGGTACAGCAGCCACTAGACTGGAGATCGTGTGACCGTATGGGTCTAGAAGCAAAGCCCGCTGAAACTGCGGCATCGCATAGAGTCCGTTAGCCCTGGCATACTCGCCAGCAATCCCCGTGTACCATACGCGCCTTGCTGCTCTTACTTCACCCAAGAGGCCACCGGTGGCGGTGTTCATCTCGGTGCGATCTCGAAAGAAGATCGGTGATAGCAGCGGAGCTTGGCTCCTGTTGTGGATGGGTTCGGGCTCATCTTGTAATTGCGTCGGTTCTTGTGGCTTAGTCTCTGAGGGGGCCTGTTCCAGTTCTATTGGCTTCTTCCCAACCCGATAGAGCCAATAGAGCCCAAGGGGTGTGAGCACAAGCCAGCCCCACTCGCCCGCGAAGGCGAAAACATCGGACGCACCTCGCTGCCAAAGTGACGCTAGGAAATCCAAGTCGCCGCCCCACTCGACAAGCTTGTAGGCCGGGGAGAAACCAGAGATAACCCATTGTGGCAGAGATTCTTTGCGGAGGTAGGGGCGGAGCCATTCAGGAACCCTAGAATCCATCTCCTACCAGCCTTTCTCGCTGGCAGTAGTCTACCATAGCCTAGCGTGTGGTATACAATCCCCCATGTCTGCTGGTCACTGAAGGGCCCCGGAGGCAGCGGTGTCTGCGAAATGATCTTCGTCGCGTTCTTTTCCACTATGGACCTCCTCCTTCACCGTCAGTATCGGCCGCCCTCGGCCAGCTCTGAAGTCTACCCAGCACCATGATTGGCCCCTCCGCAACTGCACACGCAGACGGGCCCGCGCGCGTGAAGGCACGCGCCCGAGCACGCCACGCCCTCAGCGTACGTCGCCATGATCTCGAAGCGCCGCATGAAGGAGCCGCACTCGCATCCCTCGACCGGGATGGCTTCGCCTCGGCGGTAGTCCCGCCGGCGTGCCTGGCCGCAGCGCGGGCAGCGATGGAGGACCCGGACGACGTCTTGCATCTCGTTCATGGTCAACGCTTCTTGGGGGCCGAACGTTTCAGGCAGGGGTCCGTCGGCTCCGCTTCTTCCTTCATTCTGACGTTAGCGTGACGACGAGGCGAAGTCAACCTATAATCGGGCTGATTCACGCTATCGTCGGGGGAGGGCGCGTTAGTACCCCGCGAGAGCCTTCCGGGCCAAGGCGAAGAAGGGGCGGGCTGGGCCCGAGCGGGTCCGCCCCTGCCACCAAAGGGGGAGGAAGCCGATGTACGCCCAGACCCTTACGAAGCTGCCGCTCGCGACGTGGGCCCGACTGATGGGCGTCCACCCGCTCCATTTCGCCCAGGTGTCATTCACGCCGGCGAACGCGAAGTTCCCCTCGGGCAACTGCGACAGCGTCATGGCGCAGCACGAGTGGCAGGAGGCGGACGCGACGTCGCGCGAGGAGGTGGCGCGCGCGATCGCGCAGGCGGAGGAGAACATCGAGCGGGAGCTGGGCTTCCGCCTGCTGCCTAGCTGGGAGGTGGACGAGTGGCGCGAGACGATGCGCTACTTCCGGCCCGAGCTCGACAACCTCAGCCTCACGGATCTGCGCGGTGCGGCCCAGGCGCTCAAGGCGCGCTGGGGCCACCTCGTGACGGTCGGCCAGCGCGCCACGTCCCTCCTGGCGGCCGGGTCCGCCATCACGTGGAGCGACGTCGTGGCGGTGGGGGACGGGTACGACGAGACCGGAACCGTCACGGTCGCGGGACTGGCGGCGGCCGTCGTGGCGTGCGAGGTCCACATCTACTACCCCGGCCACGCGGGCGACCCGGCATTCGAGATCCGACCGATCGACGTCTCCATCACGGCCGGCGTCGCGACCATCACGTTCCGGCGCGAACTGGCGGTCCTGGAGGACCTGCTCGAGGCGTTCAAGCCGCTCGCGGCTGAAGGTGCGGACGATGCCAACTTCCTCGACGAGGTCGACGTCTACCGCGTCTACAACGACCCGTCCGCGCCCGCAACGCTCCTGTGGGAGAACCGCCCCACCACCTGCGGCTGTGCTGACGATTCATGCCCCTCGTGCGACTACAGCGCCCAGACGGCTTGCCTCAACTTCCGCGGCGACCCGGCGAACGGCTGGCTCTCGTACGAGCCCGCAACGTACGACTCCGACACAGACGCGTGGGCGCGCCAGGACCCGAGCGTCGGGCGTAACCCCGACATCGTTCGCCTCTGGTACCAGGCGGGGCTCCGGGACAAGCGTGTCGCCTGCCCGAGCCGCGACATGGAGACGCAGTGGGCGCTGGCGGTGGCGCGCTACGCCGCCTCCATCCTGGACCGGCCGCCTTGCGCCTGTGCGCGCGAGACGTGGGAACGGTGGCGCGTGGACCTGGCGTTCCGCGGCGGAGCCGAGGAGCTCGCGACGTACGAACTGACGCCCTCGGATCTCGGCAGCCCGTTTGGAACGGCCGCGGGCGCGATCTACGCCTGGAGGCGTGTCAAGGCAGCGGAGAGCGGCGCGGCGGCCCGCTTCGCGATCGCGCCTTAAAGACGATGTGGCGCGGGTTGATGCACGTGTGGTCGAGGCAGGTGAAGCGCGGCCTTCGCCCCTCTGGCCGCGAGCCGTACAGCAGGATGAAGGCCCAGATCCAGGCGCGCTGCACGCGGGACCGCTGGGCTGCCGAATCCCACACGCCGAAGACGCCGTAGCCCTGCGGGTCCGTCGCGCCCAGCCAATGCCAGCAGGCATCAGGCGAAGGCAGTTCGACCTTCGAGAAGAAGAGGGCTTCGGTGGGCAGTGCCTGCCGACGAGGAGCCGAAAGGCCTGTGCTTGCCGCTCGTAACGCTCTCACAAAGGCAGTTTAGCACCCGTGACAGCTAGTTAAGGCCGGCCGTACGCTCCGGGCGGATATGGAGCAGGGGCTGCGGCAGGTGACGTTCGTCGACGCGCAGGGACGGAAGTGGGCTCGCCTCCTTCCGCCTTCCGCGCCCGACAGCGACGCCGAGTGGGGCATTCCGATAGGCCCTCCGCCGCTCACTTCTCTCGGCCTTCCCGGCGAGGTCGAGGTCGCGCTCCATAACCAGCTCTACGAGCGAGGCATCCTGACGGAACGGGATGCCAAGCGGGGGAGGCTGGAGATCGACTCGGCCCTTCGGGCGGCGCTCCGCGTCGACACGGGCCGGATCTTCGACCTCTACCGAGGCCAGGAGGCTTAGATGCCGGCAGTAGCGCAGAAGACGCTCCAGAAGACGTCGCAGTCGCGCGTCTTCACCATCGAGGGAGGGGCGGGTCCGGCGAATGCGCCGGTCTATCAGTCCCTCGCCCGGGCGATGGCGGTCTCGTGGCCGCAGGGCGACGTGACGCCCGTCCGCATCCCGGACCCGGACCAGTACGAGTCGTTCGTCGTTGTGGACCAGATCAAGGGCCAGCAGGGCCTCCCGACGCTCGGCCTGCAGTTCCGCAAGGACCGGAGCCTGTCGGACCTCCTGACGCTGGTCCGCAAGGGCTGCGCGTTCGACGTCCAGGTCCACGTCGGCGCGTGCAAGACGCCCAGCGACTTCAACGAGGGGTGGGAGCTGATCCAGGTGTTCGAGCTCGCGAGCATCACGAGTTACGACACGGACGAACTCGGCGCCCTTGACGCCGACCAGAACGCCGTGGTCAACGAGGCCGCGGCCCTGACGGGCCTGGACTACTACGAGCTCAAGCCGCTCGCGGCCCAGGAGCAGGCGGCATCCGAGGTCGTGCAGGAAGTGGTGGACGTCTCGATCTGCGACTCCAAAACCTGCGGCGAATGCGGCCTGCCGACGGACGGCTGCCAGAAGGTCTTCGCCCTCACGAAGTCACACGGCGGCTCCCCCGGCCTCCCGGCCGAGATCGTCTTCACTGAAGACGGCGGCGGCTCCTTCCTCGACACGAACATCACGACCCTCCCGGCCAACATGGATCCGGACGCGATGGCGTGCGTCGGCATCCACCTCGTGGTGGTGTCGAACGAGGACTGCGCCATCCACTACGCCGAGATCGCCGAGATCCTGGACGCGGCCGAAACCTGGACCCGCGTCACGACGGGCCTCGTGTGCGCCGCAGGCGCGCCGAACGACCTCTTCTCCCTCGGTCGCACCTTCACCTGGATCGTGGGCGATGGCGGCTACATCTACTTCTCCAGCGACATCACGGCCGGCGTGGACGTCCAGACGGCCGGCAGCGTGACGGTGCAGAACCTCACGGCCATCCACGGTTACGACACGCTCAACCTCGTGGCCGTGGGGGCGTCCAACACCATCCTTCTGACGCGGAACGGCGGCTCCACCTGGGCGGCCGTGACGGGTCCGGCCGCGCTCGCGGGCATCACGCTCAACACCGTCTTCATGCGGTCGAAGGACGAGTGGTTCATCGGCTCGGCCGACGGCCACCTGTACTACACCCGCGACGGCGGTGCGACCTGGACGGAGAAGGCGTTCCCCGGCTCGGGCTCGGGCGTCGTGCGGGACATCACGTTCCCGACGCCGACCGTCGGCTACCTGTCGCACGACACGGCCGCGAACCGCGCCCGTATTCTCAGGAGCATCGACGGCGGCCACTCGTGGTACGTCCTGCCGGAGGGAACGCTCTCGCTCCCGCTCGCCGACGCGATCAACGCGATCGCGGCCTGCCGGGAGGACCCGAACCTCGTGTGGGGTGGCGGTCTCGGTGACAACGCCGTCGACGGGTTCCTCGTGAAAGCAGCGTAGGCTGACGTGACGAGCGATTTTGCAGATGCGGCCGCTTCCATCAGCGCGGAAGCGTTGGCGGCGGCGGCCCGCACGATTGCGGCCTTCCAGGCCGGGGGCATGCCCCACGAAGTGACGCTCTCATCGGGCGTCGTCCTTGCCCTCCGGCCTGTGCCGCCGTTCGCGCTGCAGGAGGCGCTGCGGCAGATCCGCGAACCGGAGCCGCCGATGTGGCTCAACCCGGACAAGGGGCGGGAAGAGCCGAACGCCGGCGACCCGGATTACCTGGCTGCGATCGACCACTACGTCGAACTGCGGCTCGAGACGATTGCGAACGTCACGATGGCGCTCGGTACGGACCTCAAGTCCTGCCCCCCGGGCATGCCGGGCCCGGAGGACGACGTCTGGATCGAGGAGATGGAGGTCGCGACCGATGGCCGCATTTCGATCCCTCGCACGCCACCGCGAGCCCGCTACGTCGCGTGGCTCCGGTTCCGCGCCATGCCGCGGACTAACGACATCGCCGTCGTGGCGGCGCTGCCGCTGCTCCTCGCGGGCATCAGCGAGGGGGAGGTGGCGGCCACCATGGCCTCCTTTTCGAGTGACGAGGAACGGGGAGGCGATCCTGTACCACCCCCTGGGCGGGACGGTACGAACGGGCATCGAGTACGAGGCGCTGGTTCCGGGGCTCGTGCCGGAGCTCGAGGAGAGGGAAGCGGCGCGCTTTAACGGCTACACCTGGCGCGACTGGCTCGAGCTGGAGCGCCACGAGCGGGCTACAGGGATCGGTCACTCCCGCCTCACGCACCTGATCGCCCTCCACCAGCAGGATGCGGTCCGAGACGACGAGCGCCTCCGGGCGCTCATGAGGCGATCCAATGGCGCTTGAACAGATCGGCTTTCAGGCGGTAATCCAGGGCCTCGGCACCTTCCTCTCCGGGACGGCCCAGATCGAGAAGGCGCAGGGCCGGGTCGAAGACTCGACCAAGAAGACGTCCACCGCCTTCGGCGCGTTCCAGAAGATCGCCATGGCCTCCGCAGCTGCGGGCGCAGCCGCCGTCCTGGGGCTTGGCGTCGCGGCCCTCAAGATGGCGGCCGACTTCGACAAGGGCATGCGGGAGGTCAACTCGATCGCCAAGTTGTCGGAGTCCGGTTTCAAGCAGCTAGAGAAAGACACGCTCGCGTTCTCGAAGCAGATCGGCATCGCGGCGAACGAGGTCGTACCGGCGCTCTACCAGGCCCTCTCGGCCGGCGTGCCGGTGGATAACGTCTTCGAGTTCATGCGGGTGGCGGGCGAGGCGGCGATCGGCGGCGTCACGACGCTCGAGACGGCCGTGGATGGCCTCACGTCCGTCGTCAACGCCTACGGCGCCGAGAACCTGTCGGCCGCCCGCGCGGCTGACATCATGTTCAAGGCGGTGGAAGTCGGCAAGACGACGTTCGAGGAACTGTCGATGAACCTGGCGGACGTCGTGCCAACGGCCGTGGCGGCGGGCGTGTCGTTCGAGGAGGTGGCGGCGGCCGTCGCGACCATGACGGTCCAGGGCATCCGCACGACCGTCGCCACCACGTCCCTCAACCAGGCGCTCGTCGAGTTGCAGAAGCCGATGCCTCCGCTCGCGAAGGTCATGGAGGCGGCGGCCAAGAAGATCGGCGCGGCCGACGGATCGTTCAAGTCGATGAAGCTCTCGGGCGCGAGCCTCGAGACGATCCTCATCGCGCTGGAGGACGCGGCCGCCGAGATGGGGCTTAGCCTCACGCAGGTGTTCGGCTCCGTCGAGGCGTCGAAGGCCGTCCTGTCGCTCACGGGCCAGAGCGCCGAGATCGCGGCGCGGCAGTTCGATCAAGTGACGAACAGCACGGGCTCGGCCCGCGCGGCGTTCGAGGAGCTGAACAAGAGCGCGGCGCGGCAGTTCGAGATGCTGAAGACGAAGATCACCGCCACGATGATCGAGTTGGGGACGAAGGCCATCCCGCTCGTGATCGCGGGGCTGGAGAAGCTAAACGCCATCTTCCCTACGATCGTGTCGGGCGGGACGAAGCTCGCAACCGCCCTGGCGTCGATCGCGAAGTTCGCCGCCGACAACAAGGTCCAGGTCGGGCTTTTCATCGGCATCCTGGCGGTCCCGAAGATTCTGGGCGCCGCTTCCGCCCTCCTGCAGATGGCGGGTGCCATGCGGGCGATGGCCGCCGCGAGGATCGGGCAGGTCGGCCAGGATTACGCCTTCTTCGCCAAGAGCCTCGCGGGCGCGCCGATGCTCACGCGGTCGCTCGGACCGCTCCTCATGACGCTCGGCACACTGGCAGGTCCGCTGGCGCTTGGCGGCATCGCGCTCGCGGCCGTCGGGGCGAGCCTCGGGATCGAGAAGCTCATCCCCTTCTTGAACAAGGGCGAGAGCGCGTCGGAGCGCTTCGAGAAGCGCCTGAAGGAGTTGAAGGATAGGCTCGCCGACATCGACCGCTCTCTCTTCCTTGGCCGCATCGACGAGTTCCAAGCCTCCCTCTACAACGTCGCGAACGTCATGAAAACGCTCAACGACATGAGCGCGGACTTCGTGCGGAAGCTAGACGACATCGACAAGACGAAGGCTCTCTTCAACGAGGCGCAGCGGGCGGAGATGGCGGCGCGTGCGCACACGGACCTGTACGAGTCGATGGCCAAGGTTCTCCGCGAGGCCGAACTGACGGAGCCAGAGATACAGGCGCTTTCCGACGTCATGGGCGAGGCGGCGCCCAAAGGCCGCATTGCGGCCGAGGCGGTAGGAGGCCTCTTCCACGCGCTCGAGCTGGCCTACCCCGCGACGGCTAAGCAGGCGGGCGCGACCAGGGACGCGGTCGAGGCGCTAAAGGCGGCCCGCACGCCCCTGGAGAAGCAGGCCGACCTGTACGCCGAGATCGCGAAGCAGGCGGGGGCTGCCGCCCTCTCGGTTAAGGGCTATGACGATGTGACGAAGGCGGTGGCGACAGCCCTGACGAAGGAGCAACTCGTCGCCGATGCCGAGATCGCGAGTCTCCAGCGGCGCGCCAAGGTGCTCGAGCGCGCGGGCCAGGCCGAGAGCGTCGAGGCGAAGAACATCCAGGCGCGGATCACGTACCTCGAAGACGAGCGCGAGCTCGTCAGTCTCACGGCAGCGGAGCTCGTGGCGAAGGGCAGGGTGCAGGAGGCGCTCAACAAGGCAACGGAGGGCAAGCTCACGCTGGACCGCGATGTGTTGGCCCAGCTTCTTGACATAGTGGAGGCGACGGGGCAGGACGTCTCGGTCGAGCGGGACATGCTCGGCATCTACCCGGTCGTGACGCAGGCGATGAAGGATCAGGCGGAGGCGGCCCGCCTGAACGCGGAGAAGCTGGCCTCGATGGGCCCGGCGGCCGAGACGTCGGCCGGCCAGATGGAGGGCGCGGGCGTCCGCATGAGCGAGGCCATGAAGGGTCCGGCGCAGGTGGAGCAAGAACTACTGGACCTCCTGCGAGACACGGGCCCGATGGCCGTGGCACAGATCCCGTCCTTCGATGCGCTCGGGACGCGCGGGCGCGCGGACGAGGAACTCCTGATCCGCGGCATGGACACGCTCTCGAAGGGGATTCTGGGCCTCGGCCCCGCCGTGCTGGCACAGGGTAGCTTCTTCACTCGGTTCGCCGCCATCGCTAACGCGGCACTCGCCTCCCTCATCCTCGCCAAGACGCGCGAGGCGATCGACTCCGTTGCTCGCGCTCTCGCGGGTATCGGGGCCGCTGCTGCTGCCGGGACGCCGCCCGAGGGACGGGAGTTCGGCGGACCCGTCGCGGCCGGCCGCCCCATGTGGGTCGGTGAGACGCAGCCGGAGATTTTCATCCCGCGCTCACCCGGCATCGTGGCGCGGCCGCAGCAGCTCCAGCTCGGAGGCGCGGGCTTCGGCGGCCCGTCCTTCGCGCCCGTGATCAACGTTTCGGGCCACACGATCGAGGAGATGGAGGTCGCGACCCTCGCGGCAGTCAGACACGCGTTCCAGGATGCTCGCCGCGTCGCCCTCCGCAGCGGTCAGCCGCTCACGTCGGGGATAAGCTGATGCCGTACCCATGGCCGTCCTTGGGCAGCTTCCTTTTCGCCCGGGACGAGAGCCCCATCTGGGGCTCGGACCAGGGCTGGCGAAGATCGCCGACCTACGCGCGCCGCCGGCCGCTCGGTTCTGCCACTGACTCCGTCCTGACGCTGGCGATCGGCTCGGCTGATCGTTCCTTCGAGCTCTACCTAAGCCCGAGCCGCCTCGCGACTCTCGAGGCGCTCGTCAACACGTCCGCCCTCTTCACCGATTGGGAGCGACCGACGCCGGACTCCCGCATGGCGCTCCTTTCCTCGGTTGATCCGCTCGAGTGGGTCGCGGTGGCGTGCTCGGACGGCACGACCCAGAAGCGCGTTCGGGCGGCGCTAACGCTGGTTTCGCAGTAGATGCCGACTCTCAAGGAGCTCTACGAGGAAGACGATCACCGCCGCACCTCCTTTGACGTCTGGGTAGGCAACGTCCGCCTCTCGGACGTGCTGGACATTGAGTGGCAGTTCGAGTTCGGGGCCGTCGCGACGGCCGCCGTCACGGTGCCGCGGGCGGCATTACCGGCGAGCGTGGACTTCAACAGCGTCGTCCGCATCTACGTCGGCTTCGATGGCGTAAACGCGATCCAGTTCACCGGCAAGGTCGACTCGCCGGTCTACGGGACGGACAGCGTTCGCATCGAGTGCGTCGGCCGGTCCTGGCTCCTGGACGTCGTGTATAAACGGACGATCAACGTCACGTTCGTCGGGTTGGCCAACACGATCGTCCAGAACCTCCTGGCTCAGGCTGGGATCGCGGACTACGTCGCGGCCCTGCCAGCCTGGACGGTCGGTAGCGTCGTGCCGCAGACGCTCGAATTCCAAACGTACGGTGAGGCCATTATGAAGGTGGCGGAGGTCGACGGCAGCCCCTGGTATGAGCTGCCCAGCGGCCAGGTACGGGTAGAGCAGCGCGACCCGCTGCCGGCGCCGACGGCCTTTCGGGAGTACTTCTCGGGCGTCCTCACGGGCGTGGCCGAGTCGCAACCGGTCGGGATCACGAACGCCGCCGCCAGGCCCCGTATCCTGCAGGCCACGCTCCGCACGGTCCTGCGGGAAGTCTGCAACTCCATCACGATCCGGGGCGCGGCCGTCGACACGGTGGGGCCGGAGGGTGAGACCAACACGGACGTGATCGAGACGTCCTGCGACGGGCCGTCGCCCTGGATACCGATCCCGCCCGAGTTTCGAGACTTCACCTTCAACAACGAGCTCATCGACACGGCGGCAAAGGCTGGAGCCGTCTGCTCGCGGTACTACGCACTGAAGAACCGCCTCGAGCAGCGCCTGAGCCTTACGGTTGACGGCGACCCGCAACTCTTCCTCGGCGCGACCGTCCTGGTCGAGGACCCGAGCTACACCGGCGTGACGGGCCGCTGGTTCGTCTACGGCTACTCATCCCGGCTCGACAGCGGCGGCTTCTCCACGACCCTCGATCTGCGCGGCGGCGGCCCAGCGGCCGGCGGCTCACCGGCGATCGACCCGTTCGCCTGCTTCGTCTGGAACAACGAGAAGGTCGAGCCCGGCGGCGACAGCGACCAGCCGGCGGCGAAATTCCAGCAGGTCGTCCCGGCCGGTACGCCCGGAGGACCTGCCGGCGGTGGGCTGGCCGTGATCGTGACGTTCGACGGGCGCTGCTCGACGGACGTGGACGGCTCGATCGCCTCCTACGCCTGGTCGGACGACCAGGGCGGAGCCGGGACAGGCCCGGTTTGGCAGCAGGTCTACGACCCGGCGGTCATCTCGTCGGTCGTCGTGACGCTCATCGTCACGGACAACGACGGCCGAACGGACGACGTGATCAAGACGGTGAACATCAAGGCCGACGCCACCACACCACCGGACCCGACGGTAAACGACTACGCGAGCGGCGGGGGCGAGCTGCTGATCCCCACGATCTACTGCGCCGCCGGCAACACGGCCATGTGCTCCGTCGACGGCGGCGTCTCGTGGACGGACCTGACGCCGGCAGCCGCGGGTGCGAGCGGCCTCTTCATCTCCGTCTCCGGCGCTCTGCTCCTCGACTTCTCCCGCGTCGCGGTCTTCGGCACGACGGCAGGCGAGCTCGTCCGCACGACCGACGCTTGCGCCACCGGCGCCGTCGTCTACACGGTTCCGGGTGGGCCGAGAGTCGAGTTCGTCTGGAAAGACGTGGACCTCCTCCTCATCTGGTGGGCCTCAACCGTCGACGGCCGCATCTACCGCTCGGCGGACGACGGCGTGACGTGGAGCCTCTACCACAACTTCGGCGACGGCTATCCGGTCTATCGCCTCGCGACGCCAAACGCCGGGCCCTACCGGGGCTGGCTCTTCGCCTACGGCGGCAACACGGCCGTGCCCTCGAGCCTCATCCGTTACGACGCCGGCAAAACCGGAGCCTGGACCTCCGTGCCGATCGGCGGGCTGCTCGCGGCCGCGATCTCCCTCGCTGGGGCGGGCTACTCCGTCCAGGAGGCGGCGTCGGCCGAGTCGGACGACCTCGCCATCATCTTCACCGCCGGCGTCTCGCCGGTCCACTGGTACAACCCCAACTTCCAGGACGGCGAGGGCTGGGTCGCGGCCATCGGCCTCGCGGCTGGCGCTGGCGAGGCGCTGGCGCCGGGTTACATGGGCGCGGGCGACCTCCTCGCCGTCATCGCGAGCCTCACGACCTACAGCGCCAGCGACGGCGAGACGTTCGTCGCGGGGGCGAACCCCACGCCCTCGCAGGTCAATCACCTCTTCTGGGAGACGGGTCAGTTCGGCGTCTACATCGGCGCGGCCGCCGGCGGGATCGTCAAGACGGTGGACCACGGTGAGACCTGGGGCTATATCCGGCCGCTCGGCGTCGTGACGTGGCCTGCCGGCGCTGTGGGCTACATGATCAGCTTCGAGGCGGAGCCGCTCCAACCCGCGACGGCGGACCTCTACGTGGTCTCGGACCTCACGTACGAGCGCCTCACGGTCGGCGACGCCTGGGAGGTCAAGGACGGGGCGGCTCCGAATGTGGCAAGCGGCCTTATCCGCTACATTTCAAATGGCCTCATGTTCCATCTGGAGCGCCGGGTTTGTTCTCCAGGCGCAGGTCAAGGCCTCTACCGCTCGATCGACTATGGAGAGAGCTGGGCAGAAGTAGCGCCGCCGAGCGCTGATCACGGCTGTGTCTGGTACGACGTTGCGCCAGGTGGTCGGCTCTGGGCTGTCTGGTGGAACAACTCGAACAATCATGCCGAGGTCTGGCGCTCCGATGACGACGGCGACAACTGGACGCTCTCGTATGACCGCGGCTCGGCATTCCGCTGGATCGCGAATGTTCACGTCGATCCAGGGAATGAGAACAATCTCGTCCTCGGCGTTGACGACGCCATCGGTCAGGCCGCGCCATGCGTCGTCTCGACGGACGGTGGCGCGACCTGGACGCTCAAGACGCCGCTGGGCGGTGCAATGGCGGCCTGTGACACGCGTGTCTGGTGGGGCCTCGGCGGTCGTCTCATCTGCCAGCTTGTCGGCGTCTTCTTCGGTGGCGTGAACATCATCACTTCCGACGACTACGGTGATTCCTGGACGCTGCGCTTAACGGTCGGCCACAATGACGCCGACGTTGGCGAGATCGTTCGCGCGGGTGGGGCTTCTGCCCCGAACTACTTCTCGTATGGCCATAACGACGTGGGGGTTTCGGAGCACCTCCATCGTTCGCAAGACAACGGCGAAACGTGGGAGAGCCTGAATCTACCCGCTGGTCCTGATTGGACGAGTGAGACGATCCAGGCCCTGGCCTACGACATCCTCACGGACCGACTCTACCTGTTATCGTCAGGCGCGACCTACACGACGGAAGTCTGGTATCTTGAGGCCGCGACCGCCGTCGCTGTGGGCTCGGAGTCTTGGGTCGAACTGCCCTCGACCGGGCTCACGCCGAGCATACTCGGCTGCATGACGCTGATCGTGAGCTGACATGATCGACCTGGCCCATTCCGTCCGCGCCCTCGAGCTGGAGGTTCGTGCGCTCAAGTCGCGGCTCCAGCGCGTACTCGTCGGCGCCCAGCTCGCCCCGGACGCGATCGCCGGTATCGTACCGATCGGCTCGGGTGGTACGGGCGCGGGCTCTGGCCCCCTCTCGATCGTGCCGCGCTTCGTCAATGACTCCGGCGGTGCCCTGGCCGAGGGCGCGGTCGTGGTTCTCGACGCCGCCGGCGCCAGGGAGATCACGATCACCGCCACGGCTGGCAACCGGCTCGTCATCGGCGCCGTGCACGGCGACGCCGCTCCCTACGCCGCCGCCGCGGAGACGCCTGTCCTTGTCCTGGGTTACCACCCGGCCGTGGTGGTCCAGGGAGCCGTGGCGATCGGCGAC